TCTGAAAAATTGTAGATTACCTGATTCGTGTTCAGATTCGTAATGAGAACGAATCTCTCTCTTTGAATGATTTGATTAAATACAATCGTTCTGCTTGACGGTGTGAACGAGAAGTATGTATCAGATAATACTTTTCTAGCCATTTCGACTCCAAATAATTGGGTAATTGATTATTTTTTAAAATCTCTACTATTTAGTCTTTTATTCGCCAATCATAATATCGATTGGTCGGTAAGGATAAGTTCTCTGAACGGTATTTGCGATGCCAGGAACGACTCTTATTTGAATTGTTGACCCGTTCGGTACGGGTTCGGAGAAACGAATTGTACCATCACTGTCTAACATATAACCACCATCGGGGGCATATATGTTAGTTATCCAAGTGTTTGAACCATAGGTGTTCGCATAAGGTTTCTGTATTGTACCATTTACAATTATCATCAAACTTGACGGATCTCTGACAGATACATTTGTTGTGTTATATCTTAATGGAAAATTTAATGTATTTCCATCTGCCAGATATGATATATCATCTAAGTCGTAATTAGGTAAAGTATCCGCTGAGATATTTTCTACAGTGATGGCAGCATTGGCAATTTTGGTGTTTGTAACGGCATAATCTGCTATCTTGACAGTTGTTACTGCACTGTTTGCTATTCTAGCGGAACCTATTGTTTGTAACATTTGTTATCCTCCAAATACAAGAGCCATAGCAATTGCCTTCCCAGTAGATGCGGCAGTATTTGCTTGAATAAATGCTGCGTTTGCTTGTATGAAAGCGGCATTAGCTGTAATAAACGAAGCGTTGACTGTATTTGAAACTGTATTCAATGTAGCATTAGCACTTGCCTGAACATTTGCAATTGCAATATTTGCTGTATTAGAAATGTTATTCGCTACATTACTTGAATTGTATATCAGATTGTATAACTGAGTGTCAAGTTTGGCTAAACTAATCGAACCATCTGGTGTGATGAAAGCATTTGCTGTCGTGTACATTGTAATGACACGAACTAATTCACCATTAGCAGGAGCACCGTCAAAAGTAATTGTTTGTTGAATATTATTGACTGTGTATGATGTAATTGGTTGAATAACACCATCAACAGAAACGATCAACACTTCACGTGCTTGTGGTAAAAATCCTAAGTTAAATGTCGTGAAGTTACCATTCGCAACTGTTTCGAATGTTGATACTGAAACATTTGAACTGACATATTGAACAAAGTATGGATTAACTTTGTCATATCCAACTACACGAATATTTTCTCCGTTGCCAGGAGCGGTAATAAACGTAATGTTATTTGTTGATGGATTTACAGTATATGCGTCTTCGGGTTGTAAAATACCACCAATTGAAACAAAGATGGCGTTGCCAGATTCCGGTCTAAATCCTAAATTAAAGCCCTGCGTTACACCATCACCAATACCATTATACGAAACAACAATGGCACCAGCAGAGTTCGCAACATCAAGAGTATAAAGATTTACATTATTGAATCCTGCTACACGAACAGATTCTCCAGCAGGTGGAGGCTCATTGAATGAGATCGAACTGTTCGAACGATTTACTTCATAATCAGCAAGTTCAGTTTGTACAATACCACCAATTGAAACAATTACTGCTGTATTTGATGTTGGTGTAAACCCTAAAGCATATGTAGAAACAGCACCATTTGATGTTGTAGAGAAACTTCTAACTTCAGCATTAGCACCAGTATTTGCTTTATCAAAAGCGGCATTGGCTTGCAAGAATGCCGCATTGGCAGTATTAAACGCTGGTTGTACTTGTGGTGCTACATTGTTTGCCGAAGCAAAAGCGGCATTAGCATGATCGAATGCTGCGTTAGCCTGCGTTGATGTTGCGTTAGCTACGATAAATGATGCGTTTGCCTGATTGTAAGAAGCATTCGCCTGAATAAAGCCACTATTCGCATGGAAAAATGCTGAGTTTGCTTGTGTAAAGCCAGAGTTCGCATGATTAAATCCAGCATTTGCTTGAATTGTCGTAGCATTGGCAACAATAAATGCCGCATTCGCATAGTCACCTGATGTTACTGCTTTACCGTCGGCGGTGTTTGCTGCCACATATCCAGCATTTGCGTGATGGAAAGCAGACTGTGCGTGAAGAATACTAGCATTGGCTTGAATAAATGCCGCATTAGCGGTATGAAACGCCGGCTGAACTTGCGGAAACACATTATTAGCAGCAGCAAAAGCAGCGTTCGCATGAACATATGCACCATTAGCATATACTCCCGCCGATGTAGCATTTGAATCAGCATTGTTTGCTTTGTCGAACGAAGCGTTGGCGTGTATAAATGCCGCATTTGCTTGTATGAAAGCAGCATTAGCTGTATCATATGCTGGTTGTATTTGTGGTGCTACATTGTTCGCAGCAGCAAACGCAGAGTTGGCATAAGATCCAGCTGACAAAGCATTCGCATCAGCATTGTTGGCTTTACCAAACGCAGCATTCGCATGAATGAATCCACTGTTAGCATATGAACCGGCAGACAGCGCATTTATATCGGCAGTGTTTGCTTTATCGAACGAAGCATTGACATGAATAAATGCCGCATTTGCTTGAATGAATGCCGCATTTGCTTGAATGAATGCCGCATTAGCAGTGTTGAATGCTGGCTGTACTTGTGGTGCTACATTATTTGCCGAAGCAAAAGCAGCATTAGCATGGTCGAATGATGCGTTGGCTTGAATGAATGCTGAATTTGCTGTGTTGAATGCTGGTTGTACTTGTGGTGCTACGTTATTTGCTGAAGCAAAAGCAGCATTAGCATGATCAAACGCAGAGTTAGCATATGAGCCAGCAGACAAAGCATTTGAATCGGCAGTGTTTGCTTTTACAAATGATGCGTTAGCATGAATAAACGCAGCATTAGCAGTATCGTATGACGGTTGAACTTGTGGTGCTACATTGTTCGCAGCAGCAAACGCAGCATTGGCGTGATTAAAAGATGCGTTGGCTTGTATAAATCCAGAATTTGCGATTATGAACGAAGCATTCGCATATTGACCAGTAGCATTTTGAGACACATAAGCGGCATTGGCATGAGCATATGATGAGTTCGCTTGAATGAAGCCAGAATTTGCATGTTTGAAACTTGCAATTGCTAAGTTTTCTGCAATGTTCGCAGTCGCAAATCCTGCTTTAGCAAGTTCATTAGTGCTGTTTGCAAGATTCGCACCAATAGGATAAAATTCTTTTTCGTATGCTTCAAAAGTGTTATATACTAACCAACTGTTCGCAGTTTTATTCGCAAGAAGAATATGACCAGGTTCACCAGTGCCTTCGTATGCTAACCATTCATTGACAGTTTCATCCCAAAGAATGTATGCGTTAGGTGAGTCGCCACGATTGACAATGATCGCAGCATTGAGTGATGGTGTACCAACAACATTGGCACTCAGAATTACATTGTTACCACCAATAAACAATTGATCTGTAGTAATTGTTTGAGCATTACTAACTACCAGATTGCCTGTAATGGTCAGATTACCTGTGAACAAACCATCACCAGCAACGTGTAGGTTTGCTTGTGGGCTGTCTGTATCAATACCTAAACGGTCATTGACATAATCCCAATACAGTTTAGTAGGATCTTGGTCAATAGCACCATTGCGACCAAACAGAATAGCACCGTTTGTTTTATTCTTGCCTTCCATCAAATGAGAATAGACAAGAATCGAACCGTCTGTTACATCAGACAGAGTGACATAACCAATTGCCATTGGCACACTTGGTGTTGCTGGTGGAGTTGTTTGATATTCACCTGGTGTATCGGACAAGAACAACTCTTGACCAGCAGTCAATAACGAAGTGTTAAGTCCTCTTATTTTACCATGTATCGTTACATAACCATAATCATTATTTGCAATCGTAGTAGAAGTAACACCAACAACTTCAGCATTCTCAGCAAGAGTTGCCGAAGCAAGAGCAACAGCGGGGAAACCATTTGCCGATGCGTCACCACCTATACGAGCAACTTTACCTCTGGCAATTGTAGTACCAGAATTATTCCATACACGAATTACTGTTTCTTGACCAAGTTGAATCGTATTATCAGATTCGTTGTTATATGCTAAAGTCTTCTGATCGTTTTCGTAAAAAATACGACCTTCGTTTCTTGGTGGTATAGAAGATGAAGTGTTTAAATCAATATACGAACCAACAAATACATTTTGTGTTGTTAGATTAGCATTAATTGTAACATTAGCGGTAACTGTGCCACCAAGATTTGCATTTAACGAATTGTTGGCACGAATGAATGCCGCATTCGCATATTGACCTGTAGCATTCTGTGAAATATAAGCAGCATTAGCATGATCAAACGCAGCATTGGTTTTTATGAAGCTCGAATTGGCATGAATGAATGCGGCATTCGCATATTGACCAGTAGCATTCTGTGAAAGATATGCTGCATTTGCATGGTCAAAAGCAGCATTTGTTTTTATAAATGCACTATTGGCTTGAATATATGCACCATTAGCAGCAGCAAAAGCACCATTAGCATTTGCGAAAGCAGCATTGGCTGAAGCAAAAGCACCATTGGCATTTGCAAAAGCATATGATGTGTAGACATACATGTCTACTGTACCGTTTGCGCCAAAGAAATAATTTGAAAAGATAGCATTAGCACCCGTAATACTACCGTTTGAACCTGTTGTTGTCAGTGTGTTCGATGTAACATTACCAACAATAGTAACATCACCAGTAACTTGACCACCAACGTTTGCGTTTAGTGAATTATTGGCACGAATAAATGCAGCGTTGGCTGTGTTGAATGCCGCATTCGCTGAAGCAAAAGCACCGTTGGCATTCGCAAAGGCAGCGTTGGCTCTAGCAAAAGCACCATTCGCATTTGCAAAAGCAGCATTCGCATGATGAAAGCTAGAATTGACATGTATAAAACTTGAATTCGCTTGTATAAATGCCGCATTGGCGGTGTTGAATGCTGGTTGTACCTGTGGTGCTACATTATTTGCCGAAGCAAAAGCAGCATTAGCATGATCAAACGCCGCATTAGTTTTTATGAATCCAGAATTTGCTTGAATGTATGCAGCATTCGCTGAAGCAAAAGCGCCATTCGCATTTGCAAAAGCAGCATTGGCTGAAGCAAAAGCACCGTTGGCATTTGCGAAAGCAGCATTCGCATGAAAGAATGCAGAGTTGGCTTGTACAAATCCAGAGTTTGCTCTTATGCCAGTTGTGTTTTGACTTGCGTATGCGGCATTTGCGTGAATGAATGCGGAGTTAGTAGTAGCAAATGTACTATTGGCATTTACAAAAGCAGCATTCGCATGATGATATGCTGAGTTGGCTTGAATGAATCCAGAGTTCGCATAATTACCAGATGCGTTTTGAAACTGAAATGCCGAGTTAGCATGAATGTATGCTGCGTTGGCTTGTTCATATGCCGAGTTTGCTCTAATACCGCTTGTGTTTTGACTTGTATATGCGGCATTCGCATGTAGATACGCAGCATTCGCATGAAAGAACGAAGAATTAGCTTGTGTAAATCCAGAATTTGCTTGATCAAAAGAATAATTAGCATGTAAGAATGCCGAGTTTGCTTGTACGAAAGCTGAGTTAGCATACGATGCTGTCGCTGAACCACCCAGATCATCATAGTTTACGCCATCATTCGTAAATGTCCATTTGTTGTCAGTTTCATTCCACAACAAATAAACATTCGGTTGTGCGCCACGATCAATTTCAATACCAGCATTCATTGTCGGTTGACCCGACTGACTAATCGCTGTATTCAGTGTGATAATATTATCACCGATCAATACGACAGGTACATTGGCACCAATCGAACCACCAACGATATTCAGATTACCTTGAATCAGAACATCACCAGTAATTGTGCCACCAGAGTTGGCGTTTAGCGAATTGTTAGCACGAATTGAAGCAGCATTTGCTGTACGAAATGCTATATTAGCTTGTTCATATGATGTAAGTCCACGAAGATATGAATCATGTCCACCAATAGGAATAGCACCTGTTTCCGCTGGTGAACCAATGAATAATGTGTTACTACTATACGAATACGCTGGTTCACCAATGTTGAGTGATACAGGTGTATTTGTTGTTAGCGAACGCTTTATTTGAATTGATGTATTTGACATTTATAATTCTTAGAATAATCCGCCGTCAAGATTTCCTAAAACGGTAGTAGCAATTTTCATTTCAAAACGATTGTTTGCTGAGTCAAACACTAAAGAATATCCATCTTGAACGCCTTCTGTGGACACATCATTTATTTCTGCCAATGTTACATTTGGTTTTGGTTTAAAGTTCGGTGATGTAAGTGTTGCTCTATTCGGTTGAAAAACTGTAACAGAACCTAAGTTAGGTTGACCAACCGTAACTGGACCTAAATCTGGCATGAATTACCTCGTAACTGATGGAAGAACAACAGCAGTGCCTTCTACTACACGTGTCACAGAATTGTCAGTCGAGTTTCTGATAATCAAATCATAAACATAGCGACCAGGAGTTAAGTTTGATGTGTTCGCAGCAGTCATTGAAAGTGTGATTTGACCGTTAGCATTCCCAGTAATGATCGCTGTGAGTGTGTTTGCTGATGAAGAATAATAAGATTTGCGTAATTGAGCAGAAGCAGAATAAGTTGTGAGATTTACGGAGTCACCTTGTACATCATTTACAGTGACAGTTGATGTGAGGTTTGCACCTTGCTCAATAGTGATTTCTACGTATGCCGCCAAGATTGTCTCCTTCTAATCGTCTATTTAGTCAATCTTGGAAGCGTAAAAAAACCCCCACATATGTGGGGGTTCTATTATTTAAAAATATAATCTATTCTTCTGTAGGTGGGGAAACAGGATCGGGAGCAGGATCCCAAACACCATCAGTTTCGTTCCAAACATAGTTACCATCGGGTTTTGGCACAGGCGCTACCCAATCGGCTGTTCCTAAATCAAGTGTCCAAGATGGAAATGGTGAAGGGGGAATAAAAGCATCAGCACCTTCATGGTAAATCATTCCTTGACCAGCATATCTTTTACGAAAATTGCCGTTATAACTTGTTTGTACCCAACGACCACCAAAAAGTCTTTCACAAAATGCGGCACCAATAGATTCTTTTTCAGTGCCGTTTGGTGTAGATGTATCTCTGTTATCAACAACGATAACACGAAGAACTACATTATTATGATCTAATTCGGCAAAGTGTGCCATTTTATCTCCTTGTAACTTTCATTTTAATTGTTCAGACAATACTTTTTCTTGTATACCAAATTCTTTAAGTTGATCGTCACGCCACTGTGTATCTATGGAATCTTCTAATTGCTTTAGTTTTTCCATACACTCTTTTACTTCTTCCATAGTTGGGCATGGTCTAGGATCATCCCATTTGCTAAAACCCATATTACTTATTTCCCAAGTTGCGCCTGGTCGTAATAAATGAACTGCTGTATCTATTCCATATAATTGATATATTTTTTCCATAATCACTCCAAATAACTAATTAGCCAACAACTTTAATAATAACGATTCCTGATCCACCGGCCCCAGAATTGAAAAAGGTTGCGGGGTTGTTGCAATGTCCACCGCCACCACCACCGCCACCGGTATTCACTGTGCCAGCAGCACCAATTTTTCCTGCGGGTGCTGTGCCGGCAGCAGGAGGTGGTCCGCCACCAGCACCACCGCCACCAGCCCCACCAGATGACCCACCGGGACCAAATCCGCCACCACCACCACCGCCAGCATAACTCGTCGAAACTCCAGTAATTGAAGAAGCAACACCCTCACCACCATTGCCACCAGCACGTGGTACAGCCGAAGTTCCTGCTGCCCCGTTAGCACTTGCGCCTCCACCACCTGCGCCGGAGTTTGCGTTTGGTGTCGTTATACCAGCACCACCGCCAAATCCTTGCGCTGGCGTCACGTTTGGTATATTACCCTGTCCAATCGCTAATGTGTTATTAGCAAATCCAACGCCATATGTGCCGGCTCCACCACCACCCGATCCACCATTTGCTGCTGCGTAAGCACTGCCTGGGTGACTGAAACAAATAGCTCCCGACCCTCTTCCACCACCAGCAGCAGAAATTTGATTTGGTGTGGTTCCAAAACTGGAATTTGTGCCATTAGACCCTTGTGTTATTGCGGTTGGACTGGTCCCCGAATTGCGATTACCACCACCACCAACAATAATAGGATATACTTGCCCAGGAGTGACTGGATAGTTTGTACCAATGCGTACTCCACCAGCGCCACCACCGCCACCAATTAGATAATTGACACCACCACCTGGGTTTCCTGTAGATGCTCCTGCTCCGCCACCTCCACCACCAGCAACGACAAGATAATCAATCAATGTGGCGCCAGTTGGTGCTGTCCAATTAGTCGATGTTTTGAAAGTGTAAGTAGTTTCACTTGCAGGTTGTACATAACGAATGATGACGATACCTGAACCACCAGCACCTCCGAATGTGGCGCCACTCAAAGGGGATACAAGATTTGCGCCGCCACCACCGCCGCCACCAGTGTTTGCTGTGCCATTTTGCCCATTTGCTCGTAATGCTGCACACCAGCCAGGGGCATTAGGGTGTGGATTTCCACCTCTACCCCCACCACCAGCGCCTCCTGCTCCAGCAGTACCCAAAACTTGTGGAGTACCCCCCGTACATGAGTAAGTAGCCCCACCACCACCACCAGCATAAGTAGTAGATATTCCAGATATTGAACTTGCTATGCCTACGCCACCCATACCTGCTGAACTTGTGTTCCCAGTGCTGCCATTTGCACCAGCACCACCACCACCACCGGCTCGACCATTTACTCCTGGGGTAAAACCAGCACCACCACCAAACCCCTGAGCAGGAGTTACATTAGGAAGATTACCTTGACCACCAGGAGTAACACCAAGTGGACTTGTTGACGCTGTTCCTCCCCCCCCTGATCCACCTATTCCGGCATAACCCAAAGTGGGGGCAGCTGGTCCGTGTGTCCTACCCCCCATCCCACCACCTGTCGCATCAACACTGTTTGGAGAATTACCAAAAGAACTATTACTACCATTTGCAGCAGGAGTTGCTCTAACGGAATCAGCAGTGCCCCCACCACCAACAGTTATAGTATAATCAACACCTGGAGTAACACTCATGTTAGTGCCTAAGCGAAAACCACCGGCCCCACCCCCACCACCAGCAATAAAGTTAGTGCCACTACAAGCAGCACCACCACCACCGCCACCGCCAACAACAAGATAATCAACAGAAGTAACGCCAGGCGGTGCTGTCCAAACACCAGAACCAGTAAATGTCAAAACAGTAGTGAGAAGATTTTGTGGCCATTTACCAGCAGCAATATAGTTCATTGCTTCTGATACAGTAAAGACGCCGCTTGTACCAGAAGTCGCAACTGAAATAGGTAGGGCTCTTACCAAACCACCTGAATAACGTCTAGTCATTAAAAATTCCTCTCTTGATGCTCTGAATTAGCTGATTGTTTCGTATGAACAAGTGAATGTCAAATTACTTGCTGAGTTACTCTGAACCCACAACATGCTTGCTTCGCCCGTAACAGTGGTATCCAACAAATAAAATGATGTTGATTTGTCTAACAAAACCAACGTTGAGTTCGGTGGAACAGAAACCGTGTTACCAATCGAACGAAACGTAGTTCCATCAGCAAGGCGTAGTTCTATGGTAGCAGCATATGAAGTGGCTGGATCCAAATTTGCTATCATGACCGTGTTTACTTTATGAGTAGCATTAGTCGCCGGCGCAGCAACCAATCCCTGTCGTGCTGTATTCGCAGGCGTGAGTGTCACCGTATGCGGTATAATAGAAGTTACGTTTACAATATTAGGTGCGGCCATTTATTATGCTCCAAAAATAATTGATCCTACAAATCCTGAACTTAGGATTTTTGTATTTGCTGATGCTGAAAAGTTGCTATCTGATATAGTGCCGTCTGCGATTAGATTACCAGTAATTGTACCGGCAACAATGTTGTTTCCACGAACACTATTTGGTGCTAAATCATCACCAGTAATGGTTTCTGCGGCAATCAGATTACCAGTAATTGTACCAGCAACAATGTTATTGCCACGAATAGAGTTTTGAGTAAGATTATTACCTGAAACTGATGTAGCTGCAAGTTTATTACCAGTTACAGAACCGTCTGATGGTACTTGTGTTGTTGTGCCATTACCAATATGATGAACAGCAATATTGTTTGTGCCTACTGAAGGAGCAGTAGTAAACGTAATGATATCACCACTTAGAGTATAATCAATACCTGGAATTTTGTAAGAACCGTTAACAAAAACAACAACGGCTGCTGTCCCAGCAGGTGCCCTGGTAAGAACACCAAAAATAGTGCTGCTACCATCGCCGTTGAATAAATCAACTATATGCGGTACTGACGTAACTTGATTGCCAATATAAGACATTTAAATCCTTAATTTTACTCTATTTATTCGTTCTTGAAGGCGGCTCATCATCAGGACAAGGATATTGTTCGTTTACTATTTTAATTGTTTTATAAAAATCTGATTCTTTTCCTGGAATCTGATTTTTGTCTATTGCCTCATATAACAAATTGAACAGCACAGTAATGTCAGGATATGCCTGATATCGATCATAAAAGTGTTGCCAATACGCACAAAATCTTTCTTGAAACTCTAGTTCATTCAGTATTTCTTCTTTTGTTGGTGGTGGTAAACCACTTTCATCCTGATACTCACCAAAAACGAACTCACCATCTTGTTCGGATAAACCGTACTGCGCTGTTGGTCTAAGCGCACGTGCGGCTGTTTTATAATTACAATCAAGTTTACCTTGACCGTGATTAATTAAAAACTGCGAATAATAAATCTCTTCGTTATTCATTCAATCACCCTTCATTTATAATTTTATATATTATGGTTTTTCAGGCCACTGTATATTCCAAGGAAAACCCTCTTGTGACGACATATCACGAAGTGCTTGACGATACGTTGCCCATGCTGCTTTATCCGCCGGTGAATCTTCCAGTTGTGTCCAATCGGATTCTGTCAATCTTTGATTGCGTGTGCGGCGAACGGCTTCACTCTGTTCAGCATCTCTTATTAATTTATATGCATCTTCTTGTTGACTGTCACTAAAAATTGGTCCTAACACATACTTAGTATACCATTTTCCGTCAATTTGTTCAATACCACCAAACTGACTGTATTGATACATCGTGCCACCAGTTGCTTGTGGACCCTCAAATACGGGGTCAACACCGTTTGCTTCCATCCACTCAGTTGTTACTGGTGCTGGAGTTGACGGTATCATATTACGCAGAGCATTGTCTGTTGGAAAATATTCACCGGTTGATTGTAATCTGTAACCCATTTTTTTCCTTTTTTTATTTTTATGCTATAGCCCAATATATGTATCTGGGAGAAGAAATACAAGACTGTGAGTTAAATAATATGGCGATGTCATTACCAAATGCCGCTGTGTTAAATGTAACGGCAGTAATTGTTGGACCATTTGTCCAAGTGATACCATCATCTGAATAAGCAGTGTTTCCGGAACCACCTCCAGCCAAAAATCTATTCCCAGTAAAAACTAATGCTTGTGGACTACGACCTATTGTTCTTGAGGTCCATGTGGTGCCGTCTGGAGATGTAAGCAATGTTTGACTGTCACCGCCGATAACATACAAATTTTTACCATAAACTATATCTCTAAGAGCAATATTTCCTAGTCCCAAATCTGTTAGTGTAAAATTGATTCCATCAGATGATTGAAGTAGTCTAGAACTGGAACCCACAATAAAAAGTACACCATTCAAATATTTAATTCTGTTAAGACTGACTGTTGTACCTGTCGATACAGAAGACCAATTTATACCATCTGAAGAACTCAAAAGTGTACCAGAGGCTCCACATGCCCAATATTTTCCAAAAGCAAACTCACAAGAAAGCAAATTACTTGCTGTACCGCTGGTTCTTGATGACCAAGAAGTACCATTCGATGAAGTAGTTATGTCACCATTGGTACCACACGCAACATATAGTTCATTTCCAAAAGTAATGCCACGAAGAGTGCCAGAAGTAGTAGAATATGTTGTCCACCTTATACCGTCTGGTGAAAAATTAACTTGCCCACTGCTATCCACAACCACAAATTGATTATTGTGAAAAATGGCTCCTTCGACAGCAGTGCCACCAACAGGGTAGCTGGCGTAAAATTCTCCATAACCGCTGTTCATATCTGCTGGTGCTGTTGATGATATTTCAAAGCCTGCTGAATAAGGATCAATGTAATCTGTTGATGTATTTTCTGTGTTAGTGGTCTCTATTGAAAAATAGGGATCATTGCCCGACAATATACCTCTAGACGAATCATATAAGTACCAGTCACCGGCACTTTCAGTAGATTTTATTAGAACTAATCTTGCTCCAGCAGTAAATCCACAATCTATTTGTTGTGAAGTTCCTACTCCTTTACCAACATAATATGAACATTTTGAAACACTCGGAACATCACCAAAAAGATATGCAACAAATGAATGACCGGAAGCATTAACACTACCATTTGTGCCTACCGTAAACGAAGAAGAAGTTGGTGCCGTATCATTCCAAAAGGTAGCAAGAGTAGAATAAGCTCCCCCATCATCTAATTGTAAAGATAAATTTGGTCCTAAAGCTGATGTATATACAGCCCAAGCATCGGTGCCTCCAGCAGTTTTTTTGACCCAAATCATTTTTGGCACTACACCCAAATTATGACTGACTGTTCTAGCGGTACCGGTACCTGTGTATGTAACAATATCAAGAAATCCAGGAGCCCGTCTGAACGCTTCAACTATTTGATTGTTCGAAACAACACTCAAATTTAACTGAGAAGTCGCATCATTTCCCACACCAAATCCATCCATTGCAGAGAAAGAAGTACCATATCCAGATGTAGGTGTCATCAAAGAATCTGCGTCAGTAACTCCTGCTGCGGTAGTACCAGTAGCTAAGTATTGATTACCTCTCAATCTATCACCAACAAGCATTCCACCAAATGAAGTTGAATTTCGCTGACGAGCCATGATCATGTCAGTTAGAATATTAGTTGTCACTTTACGATTATCAACGTTAGTGCCTGTATAAACGATTGGTTGAAACACCTCAGTACCACTTGTTGGTGTTTCCATTGGACCACGACGGATGGCGATGTAGATGAACGTGGAGTTAAGCGTGTTTATTTTTCCACCATCATCAATTATTTGAAATCCATTTGCAAGTAAAGCTATTCTTGTATTTAAATTTTCTACAACATTCAAATTAGGATAAATTTGAGGTGTTTGATTAGAACCAGGAGTATTTGTGATACCCCTTACACCGTCATGTAAGCACCAATCATTGGATGCGGTAGAATCTTTTATTAACAAAAATGCAGGTTCATACCCAAGATTTATAGTCGGACCCGTTGTGCTACCATTTCCAATATAACTTCCACAACTAATTATATTGTCCGAACCACTTAGACCAAAGCCACCAGCGTCGTGAGCGAATAGATATGCAACATAGGTTGCACCGTTTTCATTAACTTCAGGAGTAAGTCCATCTACGGTAAACACCGTATCTGTAGGCGTTGTGTTATTCCAAGCACTGCTACTTGCTGCCGCAAGAGTTGAGTTAAGAATTAATACCTGATTACTGCCCGTTGATCGATGATACACATACCAGTTGTATCCCACACTAGTGCATTTGATGAAAATACATCCTGGCACTGAACCAAGATTGTGAGAAATCTGACGACTAGCAACACCATTACCCGTATAAGTCACCACATCAAAGAACTTGGCTTGTCTACGGAATGTCCATGAGGCATAGAGACTTGCGTTATTGTTATAATCTACATCATCACTTAAAGAAAATCCTGTATTGCTAAAAGCGGTAACTCCTGACAATTCAGACGCCTCAAAAGCACCGGTGCTAGAATCTAAAGATTTGGTTACACCTCTTGCCGTATCTACAAGACGATGGCCTACTACTTGAGAACGACCTTTGATCCAAACTAGACCTCCTTTGGAGGTATCATTAAATACACCACCCTCTGTTCGAGAAATTGGCGCACCAGAAATTGTAATAGAGTATGCGTTTGGCGATAGGTCCGTTGTAAGACTTGGAGCTTTACAAGTGAGTAATTGTGTGCCCGAAACTGCCTCTAGTGGGCTAGACGGCCTAGTAAAGTTCGATGTATATAATGCAGTGTTTGTGATTCTAAGATTTGAAATATACCCTTGTGTAAATTCGTAGCCAGAACCGGCACTGCTACCAGCACCAATATAAAGAGTGCCTGTTGTGATTGCTCCAGTTACACCAGCTGTTGTGCCACTAAGTAGTGTGCCATTAAGAAACATGCGAACAGTGGAACCGCTTCTACAAAGCGCAACATGGCTCCATTGATTAACTATTGGGGGATTAAATGAAAAGTTGATTTGCCCATATCCCCCAACTTGAACATAAAATGCTCCCGTGTTTAGATAATCTGTAACTATAGAAAAATTGGTATCTCTAAAAGACTTGTCTAAGATTATATACGCACGGTTGAAATCTGTGGGAAAAAAGAAAAATTCAACGGTAAAATCTCCGCTGAGAGCAGGCATTGTTGTTATTAAAGCATCATCTACACCGTCAAACTCAACATATCCACCATATATACTGCCAGACATGTCGATTCCATTTGAGATCGTCTGCGTGGTACCATTGCCTGTATACAGATACGTCGAAAATACATCTTCAACATAAACAGCCGTGGTTACGACACCTGGTGTCGTTGCAAAAGGAAACCGTCTGAGGCTTATTCTATTTGAACTAAACTTTCTTGCCGCAACTCTTGGCTGATTGTTTAGACTGCCAGTCAGGCCAAATCTTTTTAGACTCATTCTCAGTAGACTTCAGTACCAAATGCAGAAAACGCCAACAAAGAACTATTCGCATTGACTGATACAATTGAACCAGCATTGAGTGTTACGCCTAGTGAGAGTGTTATCGTATCTCTACCAGGAACATTGACGCCATATGCCAAATAGCTAACGTTCGATACAGCAGCACTTGAAGTATTCACTGCCACCCTAAATGCCGCACCAACACCTGCTGCTTCATCAAGATTTGCGATAGTGATAGACGAAATAATCGCAGAATTTCCAGAAGGAACCGTGTACAGTGTAGTCAACACATTAGCTGAAGGATTTCTTTGTCCTAATATTTTGTATGCTCTTGCCATTTATTTTTCCTTTTACATTCCACCAAACAAAAATGCATCATCGAAAATGTCTGGAGGTGATACGATATTGTTGCCTGAGATTGCGTTGTTTGCGACTAAATTGCCTGTAATTGCGCCAGTCGCTATTTTGAGCGTTGTGATGCTGCCATCAGCGACATCTGTTGCTACAATAGTGCCTGGTGCAATCTTATCACTAGTGACAGAATTTGCTGCAAGTTGTGTTACACCGACAGCGCCCGCTTGAATTTGACTTTGAGTAACTTGATTAAATGTCAATGTAATTGGTGACGTATAATTCACCAAAATATTTTCGGTGCCTAATGATGGCGCTTCAGTGAATGTTACAACACCCGATGAAACATTATACGAAGCAATTGGTGTTTGTAACACACTATTGACAACAACGATAATAGCATTGGCATCATCAAGAGTTCTTGACAAAGTAAATTGAGTACAAGCACCGGTACCACTAAACTTATCTACTTTAGCCGTAAAGAAATTTACTTCAGGGCTATTGCCAATATATGACATTACGTAATCTCCAGAACTGAAACGATAACATCGCCAGATGAAGCAATTGATGTGTTGACTTGTAAATAATCACCCGCTTCAAGCACCATTTTTTGATCACCACCAATAGGAACTAAAGCACCACCAGGAGCAATTGTCGCATCTTTGACAAGATAAACATTATTGGTAATGTTGCCGCCACTCAGAATGACATTTGCTGAGATTGGTGAGTTCGTGATGTTAGCAATTGTCATGCCAATCACAGTTGCTTGTACTCCAGCACCAGCCGAATAGACATTTTGTGCCGTAGTTCCAGCAGCTTTGAGTGTTTGATTTTTAAAAGTATTGGCCATCAAAATCCTCTAATTTTACAGTTTGAATCTATTTATCTTATCCTAAGGCAATCGCAAACGCTAATGCTCTTCCTTCAATATCACTTATACCTGAACCAGAAATTGTTCCAGTAAAACTTACATTACCAACAACGTTACCAGTAACGGCTAGATCACCACCGACAGTGAAATCGGTGTTTGCGTAGAATGTGCCACCAACGCCGTTCGTTAGATTGTTCGCAACGGCAATTAAATCTTCAGTTGCTATAAGCCATTGCTGAAAGGTATTCGCAGTTGTTACCTGATTAATATTTGCTGGCATTTCTATCCTCTATTTGCAATTTGTTGCAACAAAAATTTGATCTCTTGAAAATCACTTTTCAAAGAAGCGATTTCTTCATTTATATGTTCGATATTTTCTTTTATTTTTGTCTTGTTTCTGTGTTCAGACAACTTTTCCCTATCGACATTTATTATCGCTTGATTTTTGGGATCTCTTCTCAGATTATTATGATCTTTTACTTTATACATCATGACAGTGCAATCGCCCTAAAGTTTTTAGCCGAAGGAGCGTTAGCGGGATTGGTTGAATAAAGCACAACTTTAATCGCAAATGTTTTAAAGTTTGTGTATGTTACTCCACCAGACGTATAACTAATTGCATCAGCCTTATATTCATAATCATAATACTCGGTGGCATTTTGATTGGTTGAAGAAACACCAGTCTGTGTCATTAAAGTCCAAGACTTATTCTCAATCTTGTCGGAATCAGTTGCCGACAACACACGATAATAAACTTGAATTGAAGATCCCTGTGGCAAGTTTTGTTGTAGATAAACTCTGAGTGCTGATCCATCGAAGCCATCACTCAAAGTAACTTTTCTTACAATATACTTAGACAAAGCACCACCACCAGATGCTAAAGTTTCTGGGTACGAAGTCACATTTGCTGCTGCTGGACTATCTACTAAGTTTTTCACAACAGTATAATTCGAACCAGAAACATCAACATAAGGTGAAATATCTTCGTTCAAAGTGATCATTCTAATTCTGACATTCGCATCAGAAGAAGTATTAATAATCTTTCTTTCATTGAAAATGATATTCGAGTTGGGTATTACATTAAGATAATTACCCATTGCACCTGTAGAATTTGCTTTTGTTGCCAGCTCAAAAGTAACATTCGCAGAAACACCTAAAGTTTCAAATGGAACATTAAGTCTTGCAAGATCATAAGTTTGATCATATCCAAATGAAACTGGAGTTAAAACTGCCGATTGAACTGTATTTGCGGCAAATTTACAGTGCCTCATAACGAAACAAATATCACTATTTTGATCTGGTGTCCAAGTTGAAGCATTTTGTGACTTGAAGAAAGATCCGATATATGGTTGCGAAACGATTGGCCCAACTCCATCAAGTCTTTGTTGTCCGATTGTACCAATATAAACAGTGTACTCGTCAGAGTTCGCTTTTACTACAAATGAATATTCGCCTGGTTCCAAATATATTGGAGTTCTAAATGTAAATGTTGTTGCAACAGGAACGTTTGGATTAGTAGGCAAATTCACACTTGAAGGATTAAGTGTTACCTCTGATTCAGCGATTATTTCATCGGAATGTGGAAACCCATTTACCGTAGGACGCAACTCTAAAGTAACCGGTATACCAGAACTGTCTTTAGTGGCAAAATAAATGTCAATGCTAGACACAAAGATGCCTTCTGGATTTGTTAAACGATTTACAAAAAAAGTTTGAGCAATCGGATCACTTACTTCACACTTTACTTGTGTTTCTTTACCTTGATTTAAGTTTTGATTCGCTGCATTCGCAAAGGCTTTGCCCACAAAATCTAATGACGCTCCACCAGCAACAACAGAAGCCCAATAGTTGTAACCATCTGTATCGGGTGGACGACCTAAAACTTCTCTGTACAAAGCGCCGATATAATCATCTGCTCTAGCACTTGCACCAAGACTAGTAGATGTAGCTGCTGGAAGTGTACGTACACTTGTAAGATTGGTTGTTGCTTGATTTAATGTTACAGGTGTATACGTTGCTTGACCGGTCGCATCTTTTACGGCACTATGAAAATCAGTTGAACCATTATATCTTGTTCCTCCTGCTTGTGCGGCTCCTATGGCAATAGCATTCATAGTAGTAAATGTTGGTGATTCTGAATCAACATAAACACTTTGTGTTTGTGTATTTATTTTAGTGTTATCAGTATCAGTCGGAAGTTCAACAGTTACATCATCATTTGGATCAAAAATAACCGTTATAACAGGAGTTTTAGGAGTGCGTCTTTTTTTCTTCTTCTTTTTCTTTTTAGGATTGGCAGAGTAAAAAAAGGTTTCAGCAAATGTTGAAGAATTTTGGGGACTAAAAAGATTATCACAGAAAAATAAATGATTTGCTCCGACAGTGAATTTAAAATATTCGTCGTTAGGAATATATATTTTACCCTTTGCGTATCCATTACTATCTGTAGTCAATTCCGCAGTTGTGTAAACCGAGTTTGCGGAATCATATTTTCTCATGTAACCAGTAACATTAATGTTATCCAAATATGCTATTACTCTAACATTAGGTCTCATGCCAAAAAGTTCAAAATCTAACGCAGTGTTTGCGGTATAAATCAAAAGTTTATTTTCAATAATGCCACTGTCGGATGATTTTACTCTAGAATCCGTTGTGGTTTGAAGTTGTTGACCGGATGAAGAATAATATGTGTAAACAATATTTGTTTCATCATCATAGCCAAACAATGACCAATCATTCCATTTTGATCCGGGAAAATTATTTGAGTAAACAAAATTATCTAAACCATTATCTCTATTGATAACAACATCCGGTCTCGTTGAAAAGTCTGCCCAACTTGCAGAAGATTTTTCGAGTTTCACATAACCAATAAAACCAATCACATTAAATGGGTTAACGTTTACTGTTTCTGACGCTATATTTTGTGTAATATATGGTACAGAAGTGTAAGTTAATGTTATAAGATTACCAGTTGTCGATAGTGTGTTACTTGAAATAGCTAAAGATGTGCCATTACTTTCAAACTTCGGTCTGAGTATTTCATTATCGTAATCAATTGAACAACTGTAGTCAGGATTAAACACATCACCTATGCTATGACCTTTGAAAGAATCTACAACAAAACCGTTGTTAAATAACTGATTATCTTGGTCATCATAATATACCGTTGACGCTATATCTTTTTCTAACAGATTAAGTGCGGTATAATATTCAACTCTAGTTAAACGATTATCAATTGAACCAATATCTTTCATCGTATAACGTTTATTATTTTCAACTTGAATTTTTACATTACTTGCTGTATAAGTGTATGGATCAATTGACAAAGTATAAAGTGTCATTGAATCTTCTTCATTATTTGGAATTGGTGGGTTCGTCAATGCGCTAACACCAGTCAGAGTTTTGAACGTACCATTTTTTGTCAATACAATTTTATCATTTCTTCTGAGATAATATTCAACATCAGTATCAACGGAACCAATTAATGAATCAACAATTTGTTGTGAGGCAAACGACATTGAGAGATTTGAATAAACATTAGAAGACGCATTTGCCGTTCTGATTGGTCTAAAGTCTATTGAATCTCTTAAATCTATTACTGTACCATCAGTTTTTGTATAAGCTGGAATTTCATCGTATGTTGGGTAAGATAAAGTATCGAAATACCCTGTCCCCGAATGTGTAAAACGATTAAAGATCACCAACGTGTTGCCAGTATTTACAGTTGCTCCGTTCTTTAATTTGATCGTAGAATGATCATAGAAGCTATCTCTTTGACCAAGATCAATATCAAAACTTCCAACAACGTTTACATTAGCGTTTGATGCTGTATTTGAACCAGTCGCAATATAAATTGCCGAAACGTTGATTACATCCGCATAGCCTAAAGAGAATGTGTTTGCCGAATCCAATACAGTAAAGTATTTGATGTCATTTTGAGACAGCGTTTTTGTTCTTCTCGTTGCTGCTGTAATATCAAGTGTGGTCAGAATATCTGCCGTGCCATTGAAAGTGGCATCTCCCAAATTGATATTCAGTGTTGCTGGAGAACCGACTGATGGTGAAGGCACACTAATATAAGAACCAGCACTCAAGTTGACCCATGTAAAATTCGGAAAAGATCCTGTACCACCAGTGCGAATACAAATAGCATAGTGTCTTTGTAAATTTGCACCACTTACATTAGCAAATCTTTCTGTTCCATCATTTGTCTGAACTGAAGCCACTCCAGCAACAAATGAAACCGATTTGAAAACTCGTTTGGTATAATAATTAACTTGAGAGAATTGCTTGATTACATCATACGAAGCCTCAAAAACAGACGAGTCATAGTTAGTATCCGTCAAATACGCTGATCTGAAGGTAAGAGACTGTAGCGTATTGTTACCAACAGGATTTCCACTTACAGTAATATCGTTACCATTTATAGCAGTTACATAAGTTGGAAATGAAATATTTGTACCCGAAACTTCCATACCAACAGTAACACCTGTTGAACTAGCCAAGTTAATTACATTCGAATATGAATAATTTGTACCAGCAATTGTTCTTGTAATAACTGAACTGTTTGAAATGTTACAGGTAGCATTGACTGATGTTGAGTTGCCCGCTATAATGGCACGTGTCAAGTCAATTGGTGTGTTACTTGTTTTTACAATATTGAATAGATGTAGTTTATAGGTTGAAGTAGATCCATTGCCACTCACATATTCTAAATTCTTTGGATATGCTTCAGCAATTTTAGTTGATGCGCTAAATGCGCCAACATTTCTGTGTAGTTCTAATTTCTCCGCAGTTGAAAAGTTTATAACTGCGCCATTTGCTGTTGTTATGTAAAAATAATTGCCGTAGTAAGCAGGTACATCATAACCAGAAACAGATTCGGTGGCACGTGATTTTGTTAATAACAGTTCAGTTGTACCTACAGTTTCTATTTCATAGCCCTTAACATACGCTTTGCCTGGGCTAATTGCGAATGTAAAAATGCTATTTGGAGTGAATTTTTCTGAAGGAATTTTGGGATTAAGTCCCTCTACTCTATAATTACCAGATTCATCATAAGTTCTTCTTGCAAGTGTGTCTCCAAGAACAGAATAAACAGAAGTTTGAGTTTGTTTTACTAATTCACCATTTCTATATCTTGATAACTCAATGTATTTTGATGTCGTAAGATCGGAAATTGATTCATCAGCAGTGATTTCTTTTGTAGTTAATGTAAGTTCAATCTTATATCTGTCAGCACCTGGAGCAATATAGTTTGAAGCTCCAATAGCCGGATCTAACAAAGAAGTATCTGATGTTGAAGCAACTATAGATTCGGTAACGTCGAATCCAACAGTCACATTTGCATTATTTGTGTATTTCGATACAACGGTTGTTTGTTTTGGTGTTTTTACAAAACATCCATTAGTAAAAAATATGCCTTCATTTACTGAAAAAAGTCTTCCAGTATTTGAAGATTCTGTGCTTGAAGAAATGACGTTGCCTACAATATTTGAAGACGATAAATCCCCAGTTGAATATATTCTCAAAGTTTCTGAATTTGCAATCGTCACATTTGCGTTTCCGTTAATTACGGTAGAACCTTTAATAAACGCTAAGAATAAAGTGTTTGGATCAGTAGAAGTAGCAGCTTCAGCTTTTTTAATTTTATAAACTGCATTGCTGGTTGTTGAAAACGCAAAGTAATCATTATAACCAGAAATATTAATTGTATTGCCACTATAAGTTGGTTGAAGTTTTACAGAAAGTACAGTTTCATCAAATGTTTCACCACCAGTAACTTTTGAACCTTCTTGAAATACATGTTTACCAAAACGGTCAATTTGATTCTGAAGAATAGTTTGTGATTGTGTCAATTCACGTGCTTGTACAGCACGGCCAGGTCTAAACAAGATTCTGTGAAAGTTTTTATCTTCATCAAAATCATCGTAATACGGATTTGTGTTAAAGTTTAATGCCATGTCTAACCTTTAGAATTGTATAATAAATCTGATGTTTTCAGCTTGACCATCTTCTCTTTCTATTTTTTCTATGTTTTCAACATACAAAATATCACCAGAATATGGCTCAAACTCTGGATTGGTTGTTGCCACTAGAGTTCGTGATGTTCCCGATGATGAACCAATCAAAGAAAGACCAACTACAAAGCTACCTTTTACTTGAGTAACTTTTACTGATGTGGCCGTTTGCGAATAAACAAAGCCATATGCTACAGTATTATTAGCAGTTACTTGTGACACATACTCATTCAATGTATAAGAAGGTCCTGGTGTTAGCGTCAAAGTTCTTGCCTGAGTTATAACTGCATTTGCTGTTGTATTATTTGCTTTTGCAGCTTGACCATATTTATGCGGGTTTCTGAGCAGTCCAAATTGTCTAAATGAAGTGTCAACAGAAATCAGACCATTCTCAGTTGAATCAACTTGACCAATTACACTTGTTAATATTACATTTTTAGCCAATAAATCTTTTGCTGGATTTTTAGCATGTCCATATTTTGGTGCTATAATTGTTCTAGCACTAGCTCCTGTGCCTGAACCGAATATTAAAACATTCGCACGTGAATAACCGGTTCCAATTGTTGTGATTGTAATCTTGGAAATCTGACCGTTTGCTAGTGTCGCTGAACCGGCAGCGTTTACACCATCACCATCAAAATAAATTCGTGTGGCCACAGATATATTAGATCCATTACCACCACCATTTGATGTCGAAGGTGACGATAATGTGATCTTATTGTTGGGTGTGTCGAGAACAGAAATTATTGTTCCCGTTGAAATACCTGTGCCAGAAACAGTCATGTTTGCAGCAATATTTGAGGTATTTGCCACGGTGAGTATTGAACATCCTGTGATGAAAGGAGTTACACCGACACTAGTGTCATAATAACCAGAACCACCGCTAGTGATCACAACCGTTGTCAATTCTCCATCTACAACACCTGTGTCATCAAGACTGTAATCAGACAAACCACTCGTCTGTGTATTTCTTGTTGGAGTGGGAATCCACTCCGTATTCAAAAACTTATTTGATGATTTGACATTGAACATGTACTTCCAAATGTAACCATCAGCAGTTGAAATAGCACCATTAGAAGTTGAATAATCTCCTGTAGGTTCTACTGTAGAATTTGATGAGAAGTTATTTGAAAGGCATTTATAAACATTTTTAGCAGACGTAATAATATAAAATGGCTTCAAATTTTGTGTTGTATTCCCAGTAATTAAATCTGACAAAGCAATCGTATCATCATATTGACGATACTTTGTGTTTGCTGTCCAATTTACTCTTGGAATAACAAGTTCAACATCATTTGCGGTAACTTTTTTTGCCGCAAACATATTGTCCCAGACCAATTTTTCACTGGAAATAGTTTCAGCAATATTTGGTGGCGAAGATTCATTAGAATATGGAGTATGATTTCCAATAAAAATATACTGTATAGACGGATCCGAATCGCTAAAAGAGTCTTTAAATCTCTCAGCGTTGTCTAATGGAAGTTTTTCTGATGTATAGTTTAGAGCCATAAGCTATATTTATGTGATAATAATCAATGTCTGAGCAGAGGTGTTTGTCGTAAATGCGCTTGAGACTGTCAATGAAGTGTTACTGACAATCGCATTGATTGTGCGTATTTCATTATTTATAGCGATTTGTGTACCTATTGAAATGATACCTAGACTATTTGCAACATTGAATTTGGTCGAAGTTCCTGTTACTATAATCGAGTTGGCACTTGTAGAAACTAATCCAGAAATTGTTTCGGTGACTGAAGAATCAACTGTCAAATCTAAATCTACAGGTCGTGAAATTGGATACTCGGCGTAATTCTTGAAGCCCGCAGGATGTAACAAATCTTTTAAAATGCTGGCATACTTTGCAAATTCTGTAGCCACAGAAGTAATATAAGTGAAATCGATATAATAATCTAGACCTTCTATCTTTCTATCTAATGATGAAATGATTCCATCCGAGCCAATCCATTTTCCGGGAAAAGAAACATATGACCTCTCAATTTGCGCTTCTGCTGTTGCTGTGCCATCACCACGGTTCGACAAATCGATTGTTGGAATAAATTGATAGCCAGCACCAGGGTTTGTTATGCGAATCTTTGTAATAGAACCGGCAACTCCCGAACCCGTAATTCCAAGTCTTTCACCATTACCCATCAAAGAAGTAATTTGTAAATTAGCATTTGCGCCAGTTGTCGATGATACTGTGATTGTTGGGAAATTGTTTTGAATATAACCCTGACCACCAACAAGATATCGGTCATATACGCCAATTTTTCTTTCAGTTGAAGTTCTTGTGAAGGATACGTTTACATTAAGAGAAGTTGCTGACAAAATCGAATTGACATATCGTGATTCGGAGTTAATCATGATTTGATCACCAACGGCCAATTCATTTATAAAATTTGTGCCATTTCCAACGACAACAACATTGCCAGACGTTGTGTTAGCACTGCCAGTAAGTCTTGATGGTTGAATTTCAATTCTTGTAATTGCACCTGAAGCGTTTGTATTTGTAACTGCCGCCGCAAAACCTCTACCATATGTTCCAGCTGGATTTGGACCAAGAGTAAGTTCATCGCCAATTAGATAATTGCTACCACCAGAAACTATGTCAATTCTACCTATTGAACCAAAAGTTTTTATGTCAAAAGTGTTAGCGTATTTTGCTCCGTCAGCATCGATTGTCAAGTTTGATGTATCTGTTCCTGAGTAAATTATAGCAACATTGGTCATCGGACCAATATCAGTAATTGTAGCTTTTGAAAATGCATCCACCAATCGTGTTGCAATGTTTTCACCAGTGGGAATTACAGTTGATGGAAAACCATAGTTGGAGTTTGAAAGAACTATGTTGGCATATGTGTTGATGGTATCAGTAAAGAGTGTGTATGAATTTGCTGAGTTTGCGCCCGAAGTATCGATAGCACCTGTAGCAAGAGTAATTGTGCCATCATCATTAAAAGCAGTTATGATACCACCTAGAGCAAAACCAGCACCTCCATAACCAACGTTTGCGCCATCAGCAAATCCAATTGAAATCTCACTCACAACTGCTTCAGCTGGAGTTTGTGGAGCGCCACCAATAATTGTTACCGGATCACCAACATTATAACTGGCTCCAGCATTTGTTACAGTAATTGAACTGAGTGTTGCTACTGTGTCTGATCTAATTGTAATTAATGTTTCACCATCGTCAGCAAAAATATCTGCTGTAATTACTTCAGCATTTAAAAATGAACCAAGTAATGTGGCATCATCAACATACAATTCAATTGAAGTTTGTTGTGTAATTAGTCTTGGTGCGGCACGTTCAACAATTGCCGTAGCACCAGAAGTCAATCCTGTAATTTTTCTGTTCGTAAAAAGTGTTTCATTAAAATCATCATAAAAAACTTTTATTTCCACATTGTTTGCTGGAGCAGAATCAAAAATGATTTTCTTGCTCTCTTTAAGTATGTAAAAGCCACTTGTTGTTTCTACATTGTTTACATAAACAGTAACATCAGATTTGCCAACTTGTTGAGCAAGAAGGAATTCTTTTTTTGTACCGTTTCCGATGTAATAAGAATAAACTTCATTATCAATACGAACAACATTCTCTACAGTCCATTTACCGTCAGAGGCACGAAGAATATTATCTTTTGGGAAAGTTATAGTAACATCTGTACCATAAAGAAGTCTGAAAAATAATTCAAAAGATTTAATATTACCTTTAGTCAAATAAAAAGGTAATATATTTTTTATTAAAAATGCTTTATCAACAGTTGCGTTTTGTGGAACTAAAGGGGCATAATTGTTAATAAAGTTTGTTTGAAATTGAGCAATTGACTCATCAACATCGGTAGCATAACGAAGAGACTTTGCTTGTGTGATCAAATCATTTGTTTCTGATCCCTGTTTTTGTTCAAGAAATTCATAGTATGCTTCAAGAAAAGCAATGAACGTAGGATATTCATCCTGAATAAATTCGGGAACTTGACGATTAACAAGTAACGATGTTTTTAAATCTGTAGCCATTATGATGTCATTTTTTCAAGTGTTGTTACAATTGATGTTGCATCATTTTCGTCAATCGTTATAATCACATTTCTTGTTGACTCAATTACACCTTCCTCAGAAACTACGGTCAAGCGTAATAAACCATCGTTTGACGAAACAGAAAGTATTTTTAAATCATTCAGTATAATAATTCCAGTATCATAATAAATTTCACCAACATTAGCATCAATAATTTGTCTATTGGCGTTTTCATCATAGTAGATAACTCTGAGTGTTCCAACTTTCGAATCAATTATCGCCGTTGCGGAACCACTATAGCCCCCACCACCCGTAATAGTCACGGTAGCACGTGTATAATCAGTGCCACGATTTGTCATATTAATTTGTGTAATTCTTCCACCTTCGATGACTGCTTCTGCTGTAGCACCTGTACCGTCACCGGAAATTGTAACTGTTGGTGTTGAAGTATATCCATATCCAGCATTTATAATTTCTATAGATGAAACACCTGTAAATGATTGAGGAATTTCTTCAATGATTGCAGTTCTACTCACACCTGTAGCATCATAAACAGAAAACTCTGTTGTTGTCAGCCGATCAGCTAATGTTCCCCTTTTAATAGGAACACCAAAATTTATCGTATAATTTGAACTTATATTCAGTTTTGGTGTGATTCTTTTCTGAAGTTTGACAAGAGTTTCTGAACCAATAATAGCGTTATTTTCTACACCATCAATTTGATCTTGTACTTTTGAAAGAGCAAAAATAGCATTAAATTTATTTAAAAATGTTTGTTTGTAACTAATAATTGCATTTCTAATTTGCGTAGAAAGTTGTGATTCCGTAAGTATAGTTTTTTTAGAATCATACTTCACTTGATTATTCAACAAAATATAAAGATAATCGGGATCTCTAATTTCAGCACTAACGGAAATAATTGCTCTTGGATTAATAATTTCGTCAATTATTCTTTGCTTTTCAGCTTCGCTTATAAAATAGTTATCCTTTGGTTTTAGTGCCACAAAAACTTTACCATAAACTGCCGGTATTTCATCTTCTCCACCCCAAACAGATAAAGATTCAACTGAGGGGTAACTTTTTTTAATATAAGATTCATAATCTTTGGTTGTGACTAAACGATTTTGCGTTGTATACTGAAGAGGTGCCGAAAATTTTATCTCATCTACACTTTCACGTTCAGCACCACCCGAAGCAGCACTTACAGGATTAATAGTAAAATTTGTTTGATTTTCATTATCGGAGTCAATCAAAGAACCGGTAGCTACGAAATTATTTGCTTTGTTTGCGGCAGTTCCATTTGTGACCAAATAAGTCACACCTACTACTGAACCGTTTGTTAAACTTTTACCTGTTACGTCGTTACCAAAATAAATCGCATATTTTTGACCTCTATTTTCTTGCAAATAAAATACAGTAGAAGTTGTCGTGTTTTCGGAAGCGTCTGAAGCAAGAGTATAAATCTCTTGATCTGTATTTGAAGCAGAAGAACGAACAGACACAGTTAAAGTTGTTGTGTCAATGTTCACATCTGGAAGAACAAAAATTTGTTTTGGATTTGTTGTTTGGTCGTAAGTAAAATTATAAGTTACTAGTTGACCCTCATATATTGGCAGATTTAAAAATAAAAAATCTGTATTCGCCTTAGTTACGGTCTTTTCTTCTAATGTTACAAAATTATAACTTACCCCATCAATTTCATTTGATAAAAAAGCAAAACCTTTTGGTATAGTTAAAGTTAAACCATCATCAACATCAGTATTTACCGTGAAGTTAAGAACAGCACGTGGGGCTTTTCTTGAGTAAGGTACATATCCTAAAACTTTGGCATGAGAAATTACAGAATCTCTCAATAGTGCCGTGTCCATAAATGATTCATTGGCAACCATGTTCAAGTAATATGCTTGATAGTGAGTGTTGTAAGCCAAAATATCCAACAATATACTTAATCCAGAACCGTCAAAATCATAATCTGTAAACTCAGATTGACTCTTTAGATAAGTTTTTAAATTTTGCTTGATTTGATCAAAATCAAGTTCTGTAACTTGTAGTGGTTCAGCCATTTTATCTTATACGTTCTAAAAAGAAATTAATTGTAATTGGATTAGCTAAATTAATTATGTAAAAAGTCATTGTCACTTTGTATCCATTTTCGTCTGGTGCAGGTATGGCAACAATTGATTCAACAGAAACTCTAGGTTCATAATTGTTAATTACATCAAGCAATCGTCTTTCAATTGATGCACCAAAAACTGAGTCAACTGGTTCAAAAAGTAAAGCACGAATTGAAGATCCTAATTCTGGTTGAAAAGGTCTTTCATAAAAGTTAGTAGATACTAGATTTTTTACAGAGTTAATTACAGCTTTTTCATTAAGATGAACACTAACATCTTTCTTAACAGGATGTGCCGTAAAATTTAAATCTAAGTCTCTATAAGACCTTTCGGTTTCAATCTTAGGATTAATTGATGTTATTGTAGTAGTCATGTTTTATTTATTCAACCTCCAGCAAAAACATCTTGCGAGCCTTGTGTGATTATGTTGGGCCCATATTCGTCACCAATTCTACCTATTCCCAAACCGCCTATTTTAACCGAACTAGAATATGATGATAATGTTGATGTGTCTAAGGTGCATCCTCTTTTAGGATGAGGCGATATAGTATTGCCCGCAACAACAATTAATTTACCGTTAGCCCTAACGTTTTTACTGTTGACTTGACCAACCGATGTTCTCAATGGAGACTTACATTTTTTGCCTGATCCGTCTTTCGACATAACTCTGTCGCTTTGTCTTGCAACTGCCGGCATTAGTTTTTCCCCCTTGCTACTAAATCTATAATTGTTCTTCTAGCTGGCTCGTATTCCCAATAATGCCACTGAAATAAGTCAATTTCAATGTCTTGTTCTGGAGTCAGTGGCGTAGATTGAACTCTTAATTTTATTGGATAAGTTAATTCCAATTCTGTTGGTTGAGGCATTTCGTAATAATTTAAAGCATAAAAATCTTTAGTCGTGTTTGCATCTAATATTTCTTGTTCATATTTTGTTCCAGATGCATCAAGAGTTGGCATTGTAAATTGAAAATATGTGCCAGGAAAAACATTTGAAGTTGTACCAATAACTCTTAAAGTATTAGTATCAATAGGATTTGCAGTTAATCCTATACTATTAAAATCATATAAAGGTGTTACAGCCAAAACATCGACGTATACCTTTTCAAGGTCCGGAATCTGCAAATAATATGCGGTAAAATTCATATCGACAGAAAACGTAGTTTTTTCATAAGCTGATGGTAAAGTTCTACGTTTTTCTTCAGCATCAAGAATATCATCCCTGTCATCGTCAGGTATTGTAACGAAGCCAGAAAGGTTTGATTGTGAAGTTTCAATAAAAACAGACATATTAGTTGAAATCTATTTGTGGAGCATTGAATGACATATTTCCACTTGAGTTTATCTCACAGGTTCCACCTATTTCAGCTTGAAAATTACCTCCAACTTCCATGTTTACATTACCATCTACGTATAATTCTACATTACCTTTTATATAAACTTTTTCGTCACCAATAACAACTTCAAATTTATTTCTTTGTATTCTTTCTACTCTATCACCTTCTGGTCCCCACTCAGTGTATGAGCCTGAGCGATGATAAACATGAACACGTTCGGCGCCTTTAGTATCATCAAATTCTAGGGCATGTCCTGACTCAGACTCATATACATTGTTGTAGGGATACTTTGCATTGTAATATGAATCTGGTTCTACTTTACTTGCTTTTTTTTCTTTTTTTGCAGTCAGTATTTCAGATGGATAATCAGAATCATTTCGAGCAAGTCTTGATGTTGTTGGTTCATCTAACTTACGTGGATAGTTTGTTGATGACTCATATGGCTTGACTGGCGCAGCAGAAACTTCTTCTGGTGTTCTAGCATCATTGAAGCCTTGTTGATAGTTGGCAGCATTGAGTGGTATACCCGGAAGTACGCCAAGAATTACAGGCACTTGAGCATTTTCACCATCAACGAAAAAACCAAATACCATATCACCCTCACGTGGCGGGTAAACATTATTGGTATTTACTGGAATTGAAGACATCGCCCAAGGCAAGTCATCTGTTGGCAATAAAGACTTATTGTCGGTGTGCCAACCAACACAACGAACCCTACAGCGACCAAGTTTTAAAGGATCGTTGATTTTTTCAACAATCCCCATCCACCAGGTAAAGCCATATTTACCAGCAAAATCTTTATTATCAGTAGCTTCCATAAGTCTCTATCGCTTGATTTTGTTCTGGCACACTTTGTGGTATAAAGTCAGTTTCATTCGATGTTGTTGCAAGTTCTAAAACTGTTTCATGCATATCATACTTAATAATATGTCTTGTAGCAATAATCAAATATTTCCCACTTAACGAACGATCTTCGTTTTCGGAGCCACTTTCTTTTTTTGAAAAATCTGGTACACGAACATTCAAATTGAAGCCCGAAGTCAATTGAAAATTACCAGGCATCACAAGTTTAATTCTTTTGTTCATTAGATTGCTAAAAATGGCTTTTCGAGCAAATATAAAATCTTCTGGGTTTTCAACTTTTGAGATTGATGTGGGATCATACTTTTTAATGTACTCACTATTTTTTATGTTAGCGCCAAAAATATTCACTACCTTTTTTGAGTCGAACGCTTGAGTTGCTGTTTCACCACCTCGATTCTTTGATTGAGAAAAGTTGGCAGTATCGTTGCCGTGATCCATAGCGTTGTAATGATCTTCAAACCCAATACGTTTATTTTGTACTGTTCTTGTAATAGGATCAAATCCAATAAATGTTCCAGCAGCCACACCCTCTCTAGTGGTTTTTATTTTATCAGACTGATTAACAACTTCAAAATGTCGTGGGCTTAACAAATCTTGATTTGGTTTTGTTTCTTCTAAATTTTTTGCTGGAAATTTAATCTTGAACAGATAATCAGACGAAAGAAGATAAGACAGTGAAGCAAAGTTAAACCCCAAATTGTTTTCAAAGAAAACATAGTTGGGTGATCTTCTTTGATCAACAGCACGTTTAGCACACCATTCTAAAGCATCAAGAGGTTTCAAATTAGGTATAACTAAATCACGAATACCAGTCGTGTCTTGGAACACGCCTCTTAATTTTTGTTCTGGTACTTTTAAATAATTGACCAGTATTTTATTGACCACATCACTGTAAGTTGTTTTGTATGATTGATTTATTTTTTGTTGTTCAGAAAAAATAAACTCATCAGAAACAAATTCTAAAGTGTATGTTTCGGCATTTTGTTGTAGTGTGGCTCTGTTACTTTGACGATATATTCTAAATGCTTTTTTTAAACGAAAAGACGATGAGTCTGTATCCTTACCAATGTTTACAAGAAGAACTTCCGACCCATCAAACAAAAGTTTAGACGATAATCCAATAGAATCAATAATGACTACAGCACCCGACATGACCGGAGATAAAAGAGAGTCAAATATGTTTATTTCCTGAAACAGTTTAGATATGTCCAACTTACCTGCTTTAGTTACAATAGCAAGTTCGTTGATACTAAATTTTGATGGCGTTTCCGGTAAATTAACTGTTTCCATTTTTTAATCTTTAGAATTCACCACTCGTTTGAATTCATCAAGCAAACCGGACTGCGACACAATATCTGCTCTGAGCAACTTAATTTTTCTTTTTGATTCATTTAAATTTACTTCATAATCATAATATGTTTCCGTTTCTTTCGTCACTGTTTGTGTTACGGTTGTATTATTTTGTAATGTATATGTGGAAGTTACAATAGCAACATTCGCATACGTATTGGCATCTACTTCTAACTTTTCTTTGATTGTATCTTTTAAAGAATTATTTGTAACTCTTGTAATAACTTTATAATAAGATTTTGTGTTTGATTGTGACCAAGCTAATCCGGTTTGTGGTGTTGTATTTGCCGCACCATTGGCTGTGTATTTGACATTAACATATTTTATAATTGTTCTTTGATCAAGAGGCCAATCGTATTGAGGATCGATGATATCATTGAATAGTAAAACTACCCAATGTCTTTCGGGTGAACCATAATACTTGTTAGCAATTGTTTCTGGCGTATCGCCATCTTGAATGTCATATGGATAAAAAATACTAGAGTTTTCTTTTAGACTTTGTTCAAATCCAAAACGAGCAATAATGTTTGTTACAAAATCAGCAGCCGTTGACTTATCGGATAAAGAATAAAGCGTTTTTGGAAAAAAATTAAAATACTTGGCCATAAATTATCTTTTGAGAGTATTATAAATGTCTTGTACTTTGGTGCCAACAGACTGTGTTGATTTATATCCTCCATCACCACGAACCATGCTTTTCTTTGTAAGAATAACGGTTTCTTTAAAATCAAGTGTTAATTGAATAGCTGTAGGCATACCAGTACGACCCAAACGTGGATCATTTTCGCCAAACATTTCATATGCTGTCCAACCATTTGGCGCATAATTTACTGACATGTTTGTAAGAACACATCGACCTATGCCAGGTAAGTTTGGATTCGGACGACCGCCGTAGTAAAAAGAAAGTTCAAACTCTGAAGGTGGTATCAAAAGAAGGCCACCCGAACCGCCATCTATCTCTGGTGCTTGATGAAATCTTAAACGCTCTAAAATGTTTTGAACTTCTAGTGCTTCTTTTTCATCACGGGGATAAAACATGAATTCGAAGGTAAATTGTCTAAAAGACGGTGATGAATAAAGCAGTTCAAGCATTGGATTATTCACACCACCCAGAGCCAAAAATGCGGCAGCCCTAGCCGAGCCTTGTCCAATAACTGCTCCACTAGCTTCAATTCCCTTTTGAATAGCAGCAGTTGCCGCTGGTCCCTTTAGACCCTTTTCAGCAGCCGCTTTAGGATCTAAACCATTCTTTAAGTCTTCTAATACAGACTTACCTGCTACTGCTATTTTACCACCCAACTCTTCACCTAAAGCCGCTTCAGCATATGATTGTCCGAAAGTATATTGAAGTGTATCGGGCATGTAGAGAACAATTGTCTCGTCAGTCTTTGTAGTTGTTTTTATCAGAGAATCATTTTCAATACTCTGTACGTTGCTGATGTATGAGTTCTGATCAATATCTACAGCAGCACTTTGCTTGATCGGTCCGCCAAAATTAGTTGCGATGTTTTTACCAAACAAACTTTTACCGCTTGTAAAATTATTTACAGCATTATCGATGGCACTATTAATTTTTGATGCGAAAGATGGGCTTTGTGTTCCGGATACTTCTTGTTTTATTGAACCAATTCTATTGACACCACTTTGCTGGACACCTTGATATTGTGAGTTGTTTTGTTTAAACACATTGACAACCATGTAATGCGCTTTGTCATAATTACCAATGTCTAAAGGATATCTGAATGTATTTGATGTGGTGCCCTGAAAAAGAGGTGCCAGCGGTCCTCTTCTATTATCTTCTTTTGCTATGGTGATATCTGACAGACCGAAAAATGCCATGAGGGTTCCTGTTTTGATTGACTAGATAGTATTTATGTCAAATAAAGGAAGATTTAAACCGAAAAACCCACAGAAATACAAAGGTGATGCGAACAATATCATCTACAGGTCCACGTGGGAAATAAAGGTAATGAATTATTTAGATGAAAATCCGAACGTCATTTGGTGGGGTTCGGAAGAACTTCCTATACCTTATTACAGCCCAGTTGACAAAAAGAAGCATCGGTACTTTCCAGACTTCATTGCCAAGATGCGTAAAGCAGACGGCACAGTAATGACTTACGTTATAGAAGTCAAGCCAGAGAAACAGACTCAACCACCAACACAAAAACGCAAGACACGAACATATCTACAAGAAGCAATCACTTACGAAATCAACAAAGCCAAGTGGTATGCTGCCGAAGAGTTCTGTAAAGATCACGGCTGGCAGTTTCAAATTTTGACTGAAAAGCACTTGGGTATCAGATAAATACAACATGGCGAAACGACTCATTGATAGAATTAAGGAATCCCTTGCTAAGTCAGGATACGCACCACGATCCCGTGAGGCTCGTTCGTGGCTAAGGTCCAAAGTTCCTTCACTCAGACCCACCAAAGGTGAGTTGATGCGTGATCGTGAACGATTAAAAAACCAGTCTATTATCGGTCGTATGTACTTTTATTATTATGATCCAAAGACGAAAGATTCGTTGCCATATTACGACAGGTTCCCATTGGTTATTCCAATAGAACGATATCCAGACGGCTTTCTAGGGTTGAATCTACATTACATTCACCCAAAGCGACGAATCATTCTTCTCGACAAATTAAGTACAATTTTGAATAATCGTGATTATGATGAAACCACAAGATTTAGAATTAGTTACGACTTTTTGAAAAGAGCATCAAAAATCTATGAAGCATCACCGTGTATCAAACGATACTTGTCTGGACATGTTCAATCTAGATTTTTGGAAATAACTGCCGATGAATGGGACATCGCTGCTCTATTGCCTGTGGAATCTTTTGCAAAAGCAACGGCTAGCAAAGTCTGGTCAGATTCAGAGGACAAATTTTAATGGCTTTTTCACCTAATCTGTTTTTATCAAATATTAAAGGCAAAGACGGACTTGCTCGTCCTTGTCGATATGAAGTTATCATACCAATACCCGCATATATTGGGCAGTCAATTGGCAATTCATTTTTGGAAAAAGTATTAAACTTTCCAAACTCAATTTTCACTGATGTATCCGACGCTATCAATTCTGCTTTAGGATTTCAGAATGAAGGTACCCGTTCATCTAATCCCTCTGTGTCAAGATATCTGGCACTACAATGTGAATCAGCAGAACTGCCAGGAAGAACACTCGAAACAGCCGATGCTCGAATCTATGGACCATCATTCAAGGTTCCATATCGTATGCAGTACACAGATACGAACTTAACTTTTCTGTGTACAAACGAATTCTATGAAAGAAAATTGTTTGAACGTTGGATGGATTCAATTATACCACCAGATACAAACAATCCAAGATTTCCAAAAAGTAATGCCACAAGATACTTGACAAATATTCGTATTATTCAATATGACGATTTTGTTCGTCAAATTTATGCCGTAGAATTAATGGATGCTTTTCCAATTGGAATAGCACCGCAACCTTTGAGTTGGGCTGAAGAAGGTTTTCATCGTTTATCAGTTTCGTTTTCTTATCAAAAATATCGCACGATATTTGAAGGTCAATATGATATCGGTCAAACACTCAGCACACTTGGAGGAACAGCGGCGTCCAGAATTTTTTCATTCTAATTGAGAGGAAATTATGTTACCAAAACTTGACGTACCAATTTATACCATTAAATTGATTTCAAATGGACAGAGTGTTCGAATTAGACCATTTCTTGTCAAAGAACAAAAATTGTTTTTGATGGCAGCAGAATCAGAAGATTCCAAAGATGTGATTGGAACGATTCGTAGAGTTCTAAAGAATTGTGTGCTAGATGACATTGATATTGATTCTTTACCAACGTTTGATCTTGAATATTTGTTCATGCACCTCCGTGCTAGATCGGTAGAAGAAGTTGTTGACTTAAAGTATAAGTGTAATAACGTTATTAAAAACGATAAAGGTGAAGATGCTACATGTAGTGGCTCAGTAGATTTTAAACTGAATCTATTAGAAGTTGAGCCAACAGTTCATGCGAATCACAACAACAAATTTATGTTGAATGACCAAATTGGAATTTGTCTGAAGTATCCTACTTTTGAGATGATCCAGAAATATGAAAGCATGAATGAAAACGATATTTTGGTAAATGTGTTAATTGATTGTATTGAATATCTGTATGATAAAGAACAAGTGTATTATGCCAAAGATTCTTCACACGAAGAGTTGGTTGAATTTGTTGACTCAATGTCACAAAAAGATTTAGAAAAGATTAAATTGTTTTTTGACACGATGCCAGAACTGAAGAAAGATGTCCACTTCAAATGTGGTAAATGTGGATACGAAGAAGACATTGAGATTAAAGGGCTTCAAAATTTTTTCGCCTAATCTTTCGTTATGACACACTGAGTAATTATTATCAGACAAACTTTGCATTGATCCAGCATCACAAGTATAGTTTGACTGAACTTGAAGAAATGTTACCTTGGGAAAGAACCATTTATTTGGGTCTTTTGATGCAGTATTTGGAAGAAGAAAAAGAACGTATTAACGCACAAAAACAGGCAAGACGATAAATGGCAAAAAAGAAAGAAGAAACAAAAAAAGGTCTTTTATCTTCTATTTTTGGTAAAAAAGAAAAGAAGAAAGAAAAGAAAAAAGAAACATCACCTACCAAAGAAGGTGTTGAACAAAAAGCAGAAGAGCCAACAGTTGGTTCCAATGTGCTTCCTTTTCTTGATTTAATTGCTAAACAATCTCTTGCTTTTCCTGGCATAGCAAGAGATGTCAATGTGCTTCGCCAGAATATGGCCAAACTTGTAAAGATCAAAGGTGAAACTGCTGCGACTAAAGCAGATAAGTTTTTTAAAACTGAAGATCAACGTGAAGCAGAACTAGAAGCAACCAGAGCAAAAAGCAAAGCAGCAACACCAGCAGCGGAAAGAGGTGGTAGAGAAGCAGCACCAAAAGAAGAAGGTGGTATTGGTAGTTTGTTGAGTATGCTCAATCCAGTAAAGTTAATTGGTGGATTGATTACTGGCATTGTTGGTGGATTTGCTTCATTGTTTAGTGGCGGTTCAATACTTGCGATACTAAGCAAGATATTCATACCTGCAATGTTGATTGGTGGTCTAATTAACGGTATTCTTGATGGCATCAAAGTTTGGAAAGAAAGTGGCAGCATTGTAGATACACTTGTTGCTGCGCTTGGTGGATTCCTGAAGTTTATTACATTTGGATTGTTCGGTGAAAAAGAACTTCGTCAAGGTATGGACTCAGCATTGAAAATGATGATGCCGCTGTTGCTTGGTGTCACCGAACTTTTTGATAAAGTTGTCACATTCATTAAAAATAATGTTGGGATACCAGCAATACCGTTTAGCAAATTGACAGCATATGATTTTTCCATTCTCGGTGTTGGCTCATTCAAGGGTAGTGTATTACAAGACACTAAACCCTATTATCCATTCAAAAAAGATACGAGTAGTGCTGCACCCGAAACATACACATCATCTGCTACAACATCACTGAAAGAAATGAGTGGTAAACTTGATTCTGGTGAAGGTGTATTCTATGACAAAGCAGCAAAAGATAGATTAGAAGACAAGCCAAAAGAAAAAGAAAAACAAGAAAAGCAAAAAGCGTCACAACAAGCACTTGCTGAAACAGTAGGCAAATCACCTACACCTGATCCATACAGTCCACTCAATGCTGAAAAGAGTCAAGATGCCGCAAAGGGTTTTCTAAGTTCTAAAGTTGGTATCAATGTTGACCCATCTTCATCAACTGGCTACACAGATCAAGCATCAGGTAAATCAGTAACAGAAGAAGAAGTTCGTCGTAAAGTTATTGCTGTTGGTGGTGAGCCAACCAAGATTTTACAAATGGCAAAAGGCGCAAGCACATCACCTGTGCCTGCCGGAGCCGATGGTGCTGCTGGTGTAGCTGGTGCTGCTGGTGTAGCTGGTGCTGCTGGTGTAGCTGGTGCCACAGGCGCAACAGGTTCAATTGGAGCAGCAGGCGCAGATGGTGCCGCACCTTCACCCCCTATACCTACACCAGCAATGTCAGCACCCTCTGGTTCAGCGTTATCAACTAATTCATCAATGGTTGCAGAAGGTCAAAGAATGGATGCTGCGGCTGATGCCGGAACAGTAGTCAATGCGCCAATGACAAACAATACTTCTGGCAAACAAGCACCATCTTCAGAAAGTGTTGCTGATCCATATAATTCAAGTTTTATGAAAAACTATTTAACAACATAATATGTTATCCGAAAAACTTGGGTTAGCAATAAGCAAGAAAGTTTTAAATAAAACTTCTACCAAAAGAACTTCACCCACAGTCAAAAAACTTTCAAAAGCATCTTTGAATTTTATGGCAGTTTCACGAATTGCCAGAGACTTGAACATCATTCGTCAAAACATTATTAAACTTGTAGAGATTTATGGTGGTAAAGCATCAGAAAATCCAGACATGCACTTTCTGAAAGATGATGAACGTGAAAGAAAATTCAAAGTCCTTCAAGACGAATTTGTAAAAAAGAACACACCGTCAGAAGATGATGAGGATTCATCAAAAGGTAAGTTATTCAAGAAATTTAAAAAGTTTGCCAAAGACCAAGTAAAAAAACTAAAAGAAAAACTTTTAAAATTATTTGAGAAAATAAAGAAACTTGCCAAGCAGCTTGTAGGTAAAGTTAAAGACTTTGCTAAGAACACTTTGAAGTATTTCGAAGAAGCCTTTGAGAAGTATCTACGACCAATGGTAGACAAACTCAAAGGTAAACTCGAAAAGAAAATGGCTAAGATGGCTGAGAAGTCGGCTGTCAAAGTAGCATTTAGAGGCATTGCGGCAGCAGCAGGACCAATAGGTTGGATCGCATTAATCATTTTGACTTTATGGGATGGTTTGACTGACGCATGGGATACGTGGCAGTCTACTGGCAGTCTGTATGAAACAATCAAAGCAGGTATCGCTGGAGTTGTTGACTCACTTACATTTGGTTTGTTTGACAAAGACACAGCCAAAAAAGTAATCGATGGTACTGTAGACTTTGTAAAAAACTTCCCTGAAAAATTATCGAACTTTATCAATGATACTTCGGATTACATCTTCACGTTTGTAAATAATGCCGTTGACAAAATGATGGAGATGAATCCACTCAAAGAAAAGCCTCTGAGTGAAAAAGAACTTGGTGCAATTATAGATCAACAAAAAGCAGCAGAAGAAGCAGCAAGAGTAGAAGCAGAAAGACAAAAACAAGTAGCAGAGAATCTAGCCAAAGCCCGTGAAATCATTTTAATGAAAACGGAAGAACGTGACCGATTAATTGATGAGGTTGCCGTTTTAGAAGAACAATCGATGGGTAAACCATCAGAGACAACTAAAAAACTCCAAGAAAAAAGAGAAGAACTGCGTACATCAGAAAAAGGATTGGCTGATGCGATTCAACGTGAGCAACAAGCCAAAAAAGAAGCACATGCTCCAAAGCCCTCTGCGCCAGGTAAAGTACCATCAGCGGCACCAACGAAGGTCTCAGGTCGTGACGAACTTGTAAGAGTCATTGTTAAAGAGTTACAAAACATCGGTATCACAAACAAGTTTGCTATTATTGCTACGCTTGCGAACGTAGAAAAGGAAACTGGCTTCAAAAGATTTGAGGAAAATTTAAATTACAGCAACACACCAAATGAAAAAATTAGAGCAACTTTTACCACACGTGTTCAAAACTTTTCCGATGCTGAGTTACATGTAATTAAAAAAGATCCGTACAAATTTGCCGAAGTAGTTTATGGTAAAAACACCGTCATTGGTAAAGGTATGGGAAACACCGCTGAGGGTGATGGGTTCAAATATATTGGTCGTGGTTTCATTCAACTAACCGGTAAAAATAACTATACTTATTATGGTAAACTGATTGGTGAAGATTTAGTTAATAATCCAACAAGACTGCTTGACCCTACGGTAGCAACAAAAGTCACAGCAGCCTTCATAATGAAATCTTTAGGTAAAGACAAATTAAATTCTTTCAAATCACAATCTGAAGCTAATCGTGCTGTCACACAAGCAATTGGTGGAAAAAAATTAAACTTAGATGTTGGTAAAGGTGCTGAACTTTTAGCAAAAGTTGAAAAAGCATCAGCAAGTTTTGGTGGTGTTGAATTGTCATCAACAAGCAAAGAAGTGTCGCAAGGTCAAAGAGAACAACTCAAACCAAAAGATGTTGATGTAATCAATGTTCCGCAAACAAACAATACAAAAGGTCATGATACACGCACGATAGCACCAAGAAAAAGCGACTCTAACGAAATAGCAACAGCAAGAGTGACATGATAAGAGAAATACTAGGTAAATCTATTTCAAATAAACTGTTTGGTTTATCAAAACAAGATAAAGAAAAGGAAGAGCAAAGAAAAAATACTTTGCTTGGTGTTGCTTCACTCAAAATTATTGCCAAAAATATGTTGCTTCTTCCTAGAATAGGAAGAGACTTTAAGTTAGTAACAAAAGGCTTTAGTAAGTTTCTTGTAAATGAGACTGGTGAAAAACCGGCAAAAGAAAGTTTGTTGAGTAGACTTGCGCCATTAAAAGATCGTTTCACACAGGTAAAATTAAAAGAACCAAAAGAAAAAAGAGAAAAGAAAGAAAAGAAACGAAGATCGTTACTTGAAATAATCTTCAAGCCACTAATCACTGCGGCAACTCTTTTATTTACCGTTTTTATCTTCAATAAAGATTTGGTACTTGATGTTTTAGAAATGTATGGTGGCGTTGAAGGTATTATCGGTTCAGCATTAGAATCTCTCTATTCTTCTATTACCGGATTTTTTACATCATTTAATTTTGGTGAAATCATAACAGATGAGATGTCTACATTCATTGAGTTTATTTCTTTTGGACTCATTACGAAAGATGATGCCACTAAAGTCTTAGAAAGTATTGGTAGTTTTATAAAGCCAGTAACAGATCGTGTAGGCTATTTTATTGGTGGCATCGCAGATTGGGTAAAAGAAAAACTCATGTCTTTTGGTCGTTCACTTGACAAAGGACTTGGTGTAGAAACACAGGGTGTTAAAGAAGAAAGAAGAAAAGCACTTGAAGAAGACCCGTATGCCAATGCTGTAGAAACGATCAAAGCACTTGATGAAGATATTTCTTTACTCAAGAGTAGAATTATTTCACTCAAAGAATATCTTGAAAATAAAAAACAATATGAACAAGAAAAAGCAGAAGGTCGTGCGGCAAGAGAAGCACCTACTCCACCTCCAGCAATAACACCAACAAAACGAGTATCTGATAAATCAGTATTTGCGCCAAAAGAAGCAGCACCTTCTGGCGGACCACTAGCAACACCAATTAAAGGTAGTCCTAGTGAAGTGCCTTCAGGACAACCATTAACTAAACCAACTGGTAGCTTAGACAGCATTACAAAGAAAGCAGATCCTGGTGTAGATACCTCAAAATTCAATTCTGAGTTTCAACGCCGTATTGAATTAATGGCATCAGCATTCAAACAAGAAACTGGCAAAATGCTGACGATTACTTCTGGCTATCGTTCAAATGAAAAACAAAAACAACTGTATGATGCCGACTTAGCAAAGAACAATGGTAAGCCTAGCGGTAAAGTGGCACAACCAATGGCTCCTCTAGGACAAGGTGCTGGTAGTGTTCACATGAAAGGCTTGGGTATTGATATTAATAGTATAGGGTCAGCTGGTCTGAACGAACTTGCCGGACCAAGAGACAAGTCAAAAGGTTGGTTAGAGAAGTTTGGTTTGATTCGCAATGTCAAAGGTGAAGATTGGCACGTTACTATTGCTGGTGCGCCAGCAACACCAGATGATGCGGAAGTTCCTGATAAACTAGGCAATGCGGTTGATGTTTCGACAGGCAAAGTCGTTGAGGGTGCTAACATAGGAAAATCGTCAAATGAAATTGCGATGGAACAGCGTCAACAATCAAAGCCACAAAATCCAAAAGTTATAAACGCTGGTATAACAAACAACACCACAATTATTTCTGAAGAAAAGATTCTTCATCCAGCATAAAAAAAACGGCACCCGAAGGTGCCGTCAAATGATTTAATCTTCTGCTAGAGACTTGAAATAATCAAGTTCTTCATCTTCAATATCTGGTGAAGAACGTGGTGTGAAGTCTTCTGCTTTTGTCTTAGACACAGGAGCAGCACCATCAAGACCAAGAACCTTATCAAGTTTTGCCTTCAACACATCATATGACTTAAAGTGTTTAGGATCAAGAAACTCTTTGAGTGAGTTTTCTTTTTTCCATAGTTCTTCAAGTTTCGCATCATCACCATCAAACAATGCTGAAGGAGAATCAAACTCAGACTTATCATAGTTGCGATAACCTTCAACTTGACGAATCTTGATTTTGAAATTCGCACCGTCCCAGAAATCAAATGGATTGATTGCTTTCTCATCTTCAAACTGAGGATTCATTGCTTCAGTCAGTTTGTCGAAGATTTTCTTACCAAACTTATACAGTTTGATTTTACCTTCATTTTCTGGATTTTTAGGATCAGAAACGATAAGCACATTTGAAATGTATGTAAGACGGCGTTTCTGCTTACGTGCGATTTCTTTGTTTGCTTCAATACCAGAATTCCACAGAACAGAGTTATATTCTGATACAGGATCTTTCTGATTCAAAGTAGTCAAAGAGTTTTCAATGTACCAGCCACCTGGACCTTGAAAACCGTGATTGAAAACACGAACCCAAGGAAGAGCATCATCACCATCTGCTGCTGGTGCTGGCAAGAAACGAATAATTGCCATACCATTACCGGCTTTGTCCACTTCTGGTTGCCAAAAACGGTCATCGTCTTTAGAACCTTCTGCTGGTGTATTGATTGATTCAATCGCTTTGGTGAGTTTGTCGAACGAATTGCGATTGCGTTTGAGACTAGAAAAGTCTGACATAGTTTACCTCGTATAGTTAGTTGTTAAAAAGTATGTACATCTTGTCCACTTGATTCATTATATACTTGTATATATGTTTCGTCAAGAACTGATTGTACTGTTTTTATCGTTTTAGCCGTGTCTTTGTGAAGTATGCCAATGCCGCCTGCTGTGTTAAAATCATCGATTACATCTGTTGTATCATCAATGAGAATAATATCCGATTTAGCATAGTCTGCTTTCAAATGACGACCAGGTACGATATTGGCCTTAAAGTCAATGCCGTGACTTTTCAACCAAACCTTTTTCTGCCGCTTCACCTCTTCATGGTGCATACGACCGCCAGAAGAAGAAAGTATCTCTACAGGTACATCCAGTGAGATAATGTACTTCAATAATTCTTTACCACCAGGATACCAATCAAGTGTTTCAAAGTTCTTACCGTCTACAAAATGATTCCAATTATCATCATGTTTTTCACCACGCTCACGACTGCTCGACGCTCTTTGATTAAAGAGTTCTTTATACCTTTGATTGAAATCCGATAGAACCCCGTCCATATCAAGATAAATTTTTTGTATTCGCATCGTATTCCTTTTTGAGTATAAGTTTGTATTTTGTTGGTTCGAATGGTATGAACGGTGTATACTTCTTTATTTTTTTACTGATGTTTGGATAGTGAATCGTATCACCAATCTTACGATCCCATGAAGGTATAAACTCAAGCACTTTATTCAGAATACACACAGTCTCAAGTGAGATTTCTTCATGTAGCAACTTGATCAATAATTCTGGATACTCACCCTCTTGAGATATAAACAAGTCATTTGGTTTACCATGATTCATTAATGACTCAATCTCATTGGTAAAAGTGTAAGTCAATGATTGAATGATCTTCTGACGTTTACGATACTCAATATCAGCATCATTCGTCAGAAGATGACCTACCCAAACATCATGGTTATACACCAAATTAGCAACAATATAATCACGGCATATGTCAACATTTGTGAATCTCCGACTGAGTTTATAAAAGTGCCATTTGTCTTTTCGATTCTCAAATGCACCAATGCTTGTGCTTACTTTACCATTGTACTTAAAGTAATCGTAAGAATCTGAATTAAAGTGAAGTTTGAGAGAAGTGTATAAACAGAATGCTTCATAACCTGTCATATCGGTAAACGATTGCCTTTCACTTTTAACATATTCAAACGTTCTGCTTGCTCATGAATCTTTGACTTCAGATTCGGTGTAATAAGTGAAGCAGCAACTTCCAATTCTAATCCTGTCTCTTTACAGTGTTCAGTAATAGCCTCAAGATATGTGTAATCTGTGTTGGCTACCAAATTCTCTATCTGTAAAGAGAACTTGAGCATTTCATCTTTGGTTGGCATCAGAAATTAACTTTGATTTTACTACCAGTGCTGCTTGGTAGTTCTGCCGACCACGATGATGCCATACCTGACGGTGATGCTGATAAAGGCATTTGAGTAGTCAATGACGAGATATCATTAGTCGTTAACGGTGGTATTGTATCATTCATTGTGCCACTGAACATCCAGTTGTTATTTGGTATATTACTGAAATCAAATTTAGATTGTTCACCAAGAGTAACTGGACTCTCTTCTTTTTCAAATGACACAACATCGATCATACCATCAATCTGATAACCACAGCCTTGTAGAAAATCACGGAATCTGTCAAGAATGTCACCAAGATATAAGGCATTACAATTCATTTCTAAATCTCTTTCACCTTCAGCAGAGTGAAAGCGAAATGTGAATGAATGATTGTCATTTTCAAAATCCATAATATAGTCTCCGTTTATTTACGATTAGCAGCGTGTGCGATACAAACAATGTCATCACTCTTGGCATATGAACACCGTACAGCAAGTGGATCAATACCTTTAGCAATAGCGTTTTCAATATTTGCTGCCATCAGTTTACGGTCGTTCAAACCATAAAGACATGCCGCAGCAACGACTGAAAGTAAAACCAAAGTAGCTGAAACTGTGGTTATACTACTCAATCCCTTCTCCATTATCTTCTCCTTTTTGCTTGATAAAATACTCATGAACTTTTCTTTGCCTTATTGTAGAATAAATGTCTGCCGATTTGAGCAGTATACCTCATATTATTCCAACCAGGTTTTACATAGTCCGCATGAAAGAACAAGGCACCTCTGGTTGGATCTTTGAACTTTTCAGTATAAAGATAGAACGCCAATGCTAGTTCAGTTACACTATTATACAACGAATTACTCTCTATTGTCAAGAGTCCTTTTCTCATCATATCCTTAGGACGATTTTCACATACCCATGAGAATTGGCAAACAGTGCCAACTTTTTGTTTGACTACGCCGCAGTAAGTATCTGGAAATACACCAGACAGCATTCGATTGTATGTAACAAATGCTACGGCAATTTGTCCAAGTCTTGGTTCTAGTCCTGCTTCAAAATACATGTTCTGAGCAAGACATTCGACTTCCGATCTTGCTTGTGGTGATAAATCTTCCAGTTGAACTTTCGGTTGAACTGGTATACTGATCTGTGCTGCGGCATGACCAACATATACAACAAATGCCGCAAAGATGCTACAAAGTAATAGTGTGATGTAACGCATATTTCTCCTTGTTAGTTAGAGGTGTGCCGAAGCACACCCGTTCCCGTCAGGCAGTTTTTTTGCTTTGTGTTTTTTCTGCTGTGATATTAGAAACGAATCCATTCAAGGCTTGTGCCTTGTTGATGATTTCTGTCTCTGAGGGATAAGTTGGAAAGGCGGGATGATCTGGTATTGCTTGTCCGTTTAATTTAGCGGACTCTACCTTCACTTGCCATTCATTGATTAGGCGTTCTTTACTGGAAACATAATCTTCCAATAAAAGGTCTTTCGCCATTTTAAGAAGTTCAAGACGAATCTCAAACGGTGTTAGATTGCTCATAGTTACTCCTGTGTTGTGTGTGTTTACTGGCGATTGTGTGTGTAGTGCCAGTATACTTATTTAGTTATTTTTAATCCCAGAGGCCACGGTTTATATGTTATTCTTCAACTCCGAAATGTTCAGCAATAAATTGTTTCACAGTAATTGCACCCGATGCCTCAACATCACAATCATGAGTTACAAAACTCATCTCCGTAACTTCACACATACGCATACATTCTCGAACAATCAACTCGGCAAAATTTTGATAGCATTGCTCGGTGCTTTGACTTTCATCCTGACACTCGTAGTATAGTTCTCTAATTCGTTCATTCATCCTTCACCTCTTGCTATTTTCAGAATAATGAAAACAAGCCATCCAAACATATTTGCTGAATAAAGAACTGTCGCAAACAATAGCCATTTGTCTTTCATTCTGTTACTCCGAAATGTTTTTTCAATCCTACAGCAATAGCAATAGACAAATCTGGAGTTACTCCACTTGGCGTATTGTATCTACCGATTGACATAGATTGTTCAGCACACTCCCAAACAATCAACTCGGCGAACTTTTCTATACCATAACTATCGGCAGAATACTCCACTCTACCCCTATTGTCCTTGATAATATCAAAAGATTGTTCAGCAAGTTCTTTAATTTTGTTGTTCATCATTATCCCAAAGAGTGAAAAATACTATATATGTATATGATATACACAATTTATAAATCTGTCAACAGCAAAACGAATCAAGTATACATTGGATTTGATTCCAAATGGCCAAATCGTCAAAAAGTTCATAAATCTGCCAGTAAAAACGGTAATTCTAAATTCTACAATGCAATTCGTAAATATGGATGGGAATCTTTTGATTGGGAAGTCATATATCAATCAAAAGACCGAGAACACACTCTAAATGTTATGGAATCATATTTTATTGAGCAATATGATTCTTTCAATATTGGATATAATTTAACCTTAGGTGGTGACGGTACATTCGGTGTAGTCTTGTCTGAGGATGCTAAACAAAAAATTAGTAACACACATAAAGGCAAAACACTTTCCAAAAATCATATAAAAATACTTGTAGAAAAGGGTAAAAAATTGACTGGTGAAAAAAATCCTATGTACGGTAAAACTTTATCCGAAGATCATAAAAAAAAGATATCGCAATCAACCAAAGGCATATCTAAACCAATGACAGACGAACATAAAAAAAATCTCAAATGTCATTCAAACAATCTAACTAAAGTTTCATGTCCTCATTGTGGTAAAGAAGGACAACTAACAAACATGAAACGATGGCACTTTGATAAGTGTAAATCAATCCCAAAGCGATCTATAGTACAACCCGAATAATCGGAATCCATTGTCCATACGGTCGTAAACTTTTTTCATGCCATCGTAGTCGCACTGATACGTATGATTGGGACCTTCTTCAAATGTATACAGTGTCGGCTTACCATTTTCATCCCATTCGCATGGAACAGAATGTGTGTCAATCTCACCAGAACGATATGCTTCTTCCCATGAATCATCAACGAAATGTTCAAAGGCAAAAATCATTTCATTCAATACCCATTCCCAACGACGATGTGTGATGTCCCACGAATCTTTTTGATATTGTTCTTGATCTTCAAACTTTAATACAAACTGTGATGAGCCATCTTCATAGCCAACGATGCGTAGTTCTTCTGGTACATCTTCAGCATCAACCATAGGTGAACCATGTTTTGTTGCTTGAAGTTGTTTGAGCATCGGTAAAATAATATTTGCCAGCGTGTGATCCATCGACCACGTATCATACTTGTCAATACGCACTTTGATTTTGCGTTCTTTGTGACTTTCTATCCACTGACAAAACTTAGTTAGCCAAGAATCGTTACCGTTTCTGTCTTCTGCTAACCATGTGCCGAAGTCATGAACCCAATCAGGATGTCGTTTGAATCCATATTCATCAGGAACTTTTTTTGCCCAGAAGCAAAGCAGTTCTGCTAGTTGATATGGACCGAACCAATTTGTATAAGGACCAATATAGATTTTCATAATATATCTCTGAATTTGGTGTAGAGTGTTTTGGTAATAAGGTACACTCCACTAAAACCCCATGAGAGTTAAGCCGCTAGGCGTTCTTCTCCGTAAAATGCGTCATTTGCATTTATAGATTTGCTTGATTTACAGTCATCGCCTACTGTGTTGCCTTCTCCACTATCTCACCCTGTCGAAACCATGTCTAGCCCATCAGAAGTGTCCTGCTGTTCACAGGTCGGGAATTCCAATCCTCAGAGTCTTGTTAAACTCTTACATATCACCCTAAACAACACTTCTGGTGGACTAGGTGGGAGTCGAACCCACGTCCAGAATGCCTTCACTTTGAAGGAGTTACAACAATTCCTTCCTGCTGCATTTGTTTATGAAACTCATTTTTCTTCATAGTATACCAACCCCAAGAGCCAAAGAATGTTGTGCCTGGATTTGGTCCTTGTTCTCTCAAGTACGAATCAAGTTTTTTATCGTATTCTTTTTCAGTAATTTGCATATCACACCGTTGTAAATCTTGCTGAACCTTTGCTCGTTCTTCCTGGCTTCAACGGCTTGTCAGACTTTGGTTTCGTTTCTGTTTGAAACGGCGCATGTGGCTTATTGAATGCCATCTTGCCTACATTCTCTGTCTTGCCGTGTCCTGGGAATCCTGTTTTGTTTGTTCCATGTAAGGTCGCTGTTTTTCCATCATGATGTAAGATTGAGTCTTGATTATAATGTTCTCCATGTTTTTTAATATCATGGAGTAGTTGTTTGCCGTGTTCATCTCCCTTTCCTTTTGCATGTACCAAAATAGACTTTTCTTTACCACCTTCCCAATGACCTTCAACATCTTTGTGAGTGTAGCCTTGTGCAGTCAGTTTCTTTTTAAGTTCTTCATGATGCTTTTTATTTTGCTCTGGCGATACTTCATCATGTGGTCGCTGTGAGGAAATAACAGCATAGTGCCTACCCTCTTCAGCATGTTTAGCCAATCTTGCCAGCGGATTGCCTTCATCTAATTGTTTATGTTGTTTGAATGATAGCATGATGTCTCCAAAATGTCAAGCATATTTATCAATCATCTCAATCAATGGTTGCCGATAATCATGAATCTGCCGTTCAAACACCTGTGCTGGTCCTTCTTCAGTAGCAATCAATACCACAATATCATCAATCCAAATACCAGTTCGTTCAGCAAACATCAACGCATATGCTGTACACTGCATAAAGTAGTTCTGAATGTAATCTTCATCTTTTTGTTTTGTGGATGTTTTGAAATCGATGACCGATAACTTACCATTCCATTCAGCAATCAAATCTACACGACCAGCAATACGGTATTTGTCGGAGTATAGTGCTTGTTCTTGTGAATAAACATTACCAACTTTCTCATCAATGATCGGCTTGATTTTGAAGAATAGTTCCTTCAGATCAGGCATCAACAACTGCATTTTGAAATCGTTTATTTCATTGTTAATGTAGTCTTCACAAATCTTATGTACCTTTGTACCACGATTTGATGCTTTTCGTGAGACTTCATTCGCTCGTTCTTCACCTACAGCCTGTCGCCATTCATAGAGTGCTTTCTTGCCATAATTAGAAAGTACCGTAGTGATAGACTTATACTTATTGCCTTCTGGCGTAGTATAGAGTCTACCACTATCAGTAGTTTCTGCTTTTAGGTCAAATTGAAGTTGCGGCAACTTTACATGATCAAATGTTCGCATCGTTATGTTTTTTCTGAAATATCCTCAAACTTCAATTTAGCCAAAATGTAATCCTTGACTAGGCTCGAACGAACAATATCATCTGGTGTAAATTCTATTCTTGTGAAAGCATCCATGTGGTATGCAATATCAAAAAACTTTAACAACCCAGATACATCATTTTTCTTTTTGTTCAAGTCAGTCTGTCTGTAATCACCACACCAAATAATCTTTGATCGATGACCCACACGTGTCATTACAGTATCTATTTCTTCAAATGTCATATTTTGCATTTCATCAACAATGATAATGGCATCATCAAACGACATACCACGAATGAATGATGTTGAAATGAATTCAATATGACCTTGCTCTTCTAGCCTATCCCACGCATCTTTGCGACCAAAAAGTGTTTCGCATATTTGACGATATGGTTGCTGATAGATTTCCATCTTCTCATCTACACTTCCTGGTAGATGTCCGATTTCTCTAGATTGTACTGCGGAACGAACAACAATAATTTTTTCAAAGGTGTTACTTCTATCTAACACCTCTTCAATTGCTTTATAGAGTGCTGAAAACGTTTTACCTGTTCCAGCAACACCATGTAACGCTATAAAATAATCTTGCCTCTTGTACGCATCAAAAAAAATTCTTTGATTTTCAGTTAGTGGTTGAAACGTTTTCATATCATCCAATCTTAGTTTCAATCGATTGGTTGGTTTTGAATAATCAGTTACATCTTCACTGCTGTAAACTTGCTTTAATGCTGCTCTCCTTGCCATAAGTGTTCCTTATATACGACTACAGGTTAGCATAATACAATTACTGCCCAAATTTTCCTAGGTGCTTATCTACAATTCTTTGTGTTTGTGATTCACTGATTGATTTCTTACCGTGCTTGTTGGCGACGGAAGATTGCTTGTGATTCTCGGAAACTTTTGATAAAACTTCTTTGAAACCGTCTGGTACTTTACCAGTAATTGATACGCCACTGACAATTGACATGGCGCCAAGATGAACTTGTTGGATGTGTGAATTCTCTTTGAGATATTCTTCTTTGGCAGAAATGCTCAGAAGTTTCTCAAAAGTTTCACCTGTTTCTGTATTATAAAAATCGTATGTCGGCATTAATCTTATATAGTCAAGTACCACTCTGGCGCTGGTCTTTTTGTCCACCGGGCAAAGTGTGTTTTCTTCTCATTGTAGTATTTATGATATGACGCTAGTGAGTCATTCATTATTTTACAATCGTCGGGCATTGCTGGTGTTGGTTCAGTTTCACGCAATCCGACAGGAATCTTTTCTGGCAGTTTTGCCAAATCATCCCTCAGTCTTGCACACGCATGAACTTTGCCATAACGATACGTATACTCGTCAAGCAAATGACACCACATTTCATAAAGCCATTTATAGTTCAAATGGTTTGCCCGAGCCCAAACATTCGATGGATGATTAACATGTGATGCTTTCATCAATCGCTGTTCACGATCATCAGGCAAACGCCAGCGTTTAATCTTACGATTATTCGCCGTCAAATCATAATATTCTTGACCGTCACAGATCCGATGCGCCGTTGACAATAATTGTGCGTACTCAATAATCATTTTTACCACGTGCTTGTCGCAGTGGTACTCGGCGCATATCTTCGGATCGTGGGCAAGGTAAAAGATATTCATTAGAAGCAGAAAAATTTACAACTCACGTGACCCTCAGCAGGACGGCTACGTTGTTGTATTTGAACCTGTGTGAGTTCTTTGAGATGTTGGTATTTCATCTCGGATTCACGCTTTTCCATTTCACGTTCTAATTGTTCAACACGAACAATTTTCTCACGCAACAATTCTTGATCGTTCAAACTTCGTGGATTAACCACAGGATCACGAACGGTTGTACCACACGCCGTTACAAAGAGTAACGGCATCACAAAAATCAATTTACTTTTCATCATCTTTGTCCTCCGGTGTCATCTTACTCATGATATAAACCAAACCAATAAACTGAACAGCGCCGTAAGCCCCAGCCAGAGCCATAAGAGCCATGAAAAAGGCAACGATATAAAACTTTTGGCGTTCAGTGAAAAGATTACCATAAAAATTTGCTGTAGTAATTGCTTCGACGGCTTGTTGCTCAAGTTGTAAATACTTGTCAACAACCCATGCTTTAAACTTCGACATTTTCACCTCATAAAAGAAGGGGCACGTGGATGTCATCCCGACATTCATTGTTGTTTAATGATAAGCCTATGTCCCGCTGACGGCTACCACCCCGAAACCGATTATTCAGTGATTTCAGTTACTTCATCCTCAATCACAGGTGCTTTCACAGGTTTAACAGATTTAGCCTGTTTAGCGTTCAAGTCAGAAAGATTGTTGATACCAGCATCACGACCAACGATAGGCTTAACATCAAAGCCACGTGGTGTAAGTTTAGTGTCAACCATTTCTTTAAAATTGACAAGTTCGTAACCGACAACGTTACGACCATCTTTATGTGTTTTGATAACACCACCGTTGTATTTCAATGTAACGATCTCGGCACTGATACGATTCATCGCACGATATTCCATCGTGTTCTCAATTTCTTTCAGTGTGATAAGACCACCGTTACCGAGAACCATCAAAAGACGTTCCCATCGAACAGGCTTACCGGACTTATTGCCCTTACGATTTGCCCAATATGTAACAGATTTATTACTCATAACAAAACTCCATATTAACAGTAGAAATGATAGTATAGCAAAGTCTGACCGAATTGTCAAGCATTACAATACCTCGTTTTTCCGACCAAGACCTGCCGGATTCATGCCAGGAGTAACATAGACATAGTTACCCTTGTGCATCGGTGCCGTGCAAGACGCAACATCTGCCACAATCTCACGGTCAGAGGATGAGAGTTTGTGGAAATCTTTCATAATACCAGTCTTTGTCAAAGCACCCTTGTGTGTGTCTGGAAGACTTGGAATGTGCTTGGTGCTGCGTACCACACGACTTGGCGTCAGTGGCTTGTCTTTGATCTTTTTAGGCGCAGCAGCAGGAAACCTACCACCAGACGGTAGCGGAATCTTGTTGATTGACGAAATAAAGTCTTGCTGTTCTTGCAATTGCTTCTTTGTCAACTTCTTTTTCTTCGAACTGGAATATATGCGGATCATCATAACAATACCATTATATCAAGGGTTGAGCCACTTGTCAAGAGGTAATTTTCTCTTTTACCTTTGTGATATGCTTACATTTGTTGTGATATTTGAAACCAATACAGGAACAAGAAAAATGCTCATTTGATAATGTTACCAAATATTCACCTTTTGTACCAGCTACTTTGAACTTGCGGATATTAGTTGTCGAACCTTTAAGTATTTTCAGATTGACAACATTTGCTAAATTGATAATTGATACTGGGAATTCTTTGTTATCAGTTTGTAAACAGAATTCGTTAGCATTCAGATAACGATAAGGATTGACAACGACACCTGTAAAAGTTGTCGATTTAGTAATATAGCGACAATCTACGGTGACTGTCGAACCAACAGAGGGCAGATTTTTCATAGTACATATAGTATACCAGAAACTCTACCCTCTGTCAAGTATGTTGTATTTTTACAACGTTGCTTTTTCTGTAATATTGGCAATTGAGTTTTGACGATCAATTACCAAATATCCGTTACACACAATATTCCAATCTTCTGAGTGTTCTTCTTTTTCACTCTTAACTGGAACGGTAATATTCAGGTGTTTGAACAAATATTCTTTTTCGCCCTCAAATACACGCCAGACATGATCTGCGGTACCACGACCAGGCTGCCCTCTGCTTTTGTTGAATCGAATTCTGTATTTGTTCATATGATGTCATCCGCTGGCTTCATTCCAAAATTTTGTTGTGCTTGTGTGACAGTCAAATTGAAGTGAACGAACTTTATTGGTTTATCGGAAGCATGACGAGTGAACGAATGTGCCAACCAAGAATTTGTAAAAATAAGCAAACCAGGTTTAGGTTCAAAATTGATCATCTGACTTGCGATTGTAGCCATTGAATTATCTTTTTCATAAAGGTCAATTTGAACTTTGCCTGGTCTTGGATCATGAAAAACAACTCTTGAAGAATTTTCGGGTGCTTCTAAAAAATAGAAACCGACAATTTGAGAACCATAACCGTGTACATGTTGTTCCATCAATGAATGCTTGTAATGTTCTTGTGTCCACATTTCAGTAAACATAACATCCAAATTTTGCATGTTATATCCCTGTTCATTCAAAATATTCCAGGATGTTTTACCAACAAAATTAACAAACTTTTCAATTCTCGGATCTTCATAATAATTACCCGTCATCATCGCAGGATATATGTTATCAACCTTTTTTTCTTTGTGTGCTTTTGCTAGTTCTTCCTCAGAAACTTGACTTACCGAATTCAAAAACTCCGGGTGTTCGGCATAATAAATTGGGCAAGCAAAATGATAGGCGGCGTTAAGCATAATGTATTGTATCTTTCTTTGAATGAAAAGTCAACTAACTATTTTATGGTAAGGGTATTTCTTTCCATGAATTTGATGGACCATCCCAATAATATTGTTTTCCGTCAATAGGCTTTGGCACAGGTGGCACAAACTCACATGTATCTTCATCAAAAGTCCAGGCCAAAAAGTTTTCTCTATTTGGTCGAGCATTCCAAATTTCTTTTGCTATATTTTGTTTTTCTAATTTTTCTTCTGGAGTCATTTCTCTTGTTTGCCAAACATCAGTCCAAACACCATCAACAAACTGATATGTGGGTTCATCACCTTCTAAGACTTCATAAAGTTTTGCTATTGGCTTACTAACACGCACAAAAGGTTGCCAATTGTCTGGTATAGTCCCAAATGCCTGAAGTAAGTTATCTTTTAAAGCAGGATGATTTACAGTGTTACCATTTTCGACTTGAATGTAAAGTTCCATTTTTTTACCTATGAATATTTTTTGTTTAAGATATACCTACATTAGATGTTGGGAAAGTTCTAGAACATCCTGGCCAAATGATTCTCACAGCACCACCGGCACCACGACCAGATGGACTGGTATAAGGTGATCCACCTCCACCAAATCTACCAGCTGCAAAGAGTGCCGAACAACCACCTGAGCCGCCTTGTCCACCTAAAGATGCTGCACCACCCGCACCAC